TTACGCGCCGTTCTGCGGTGACCTACGCACCCACCCGCCGTCCCGGAACTCAATCCCACCCGCCTCTAATGCCTTCTGCACCTTGTCCAGGTTGGCGGCAAGACCTGATGGCACCGCCGCTCCGGCGCTTTCCATGCGCTGCACCGTGTTCGGCCCCACGCCTGCCCGCTCAGACAAGACGCGGGCAGACCAGTTGAGCAGTTCCCGGCCGGCCCGGATTTGGTCACCCGTAATCATGGTGCGATTTACCCCAACGTTGGCGCATTTTGCCATTGCAACGGCGCCCAATCTGGGGCAAATTACCCCATGCATGGGGCCAACGCAACCGCAGTTTGGAGCAGTAGATGGACGATCCCCGCACACCAGCGGCCCCCGCCGAAGGACGGCCCGAGGTGCCAGCCGACAACGCCCGCCTGCCGCCTGTCTGCACCCTCTACTGTGGTGCGGCCCCCGTCCGCGTCTTCTCGGTGGACGGCACAACCTACGTCCTCGGCAACGACCTGATGCGGGCGGCCGGCGCCAGTTGGGCAAGGCAGTCGGTGGACCATGCCGCGTCAACCTTCCCGGAACTGCGAGAGCCGGGCGCCGTCCTACTGCGCCAGATCGACGACGGGAGAGGCGCCGCAACCCGCCTTCTTTCCATCCCTGCCGCGAAGGTGATGGTGGCCCGTAGTCGCTCCGCCCACGCCGTTGGGGTGCTGCGGTGGCTCTACACGACCTTCGGGCCGGAGGGTGAGGCCCCGCCGATCCCGCCGGGCCTGGACATGGGCGAGGCGGGGGCTGGCATCCCCACAACCAACCTCGTGCGCATGGAACTGACGGTCACCATCGAGAAGGCGCGTCGCATCCTCGACATCGCCGGATCGTGATTCCCTACCACCCCACCGCCCGCGACGGGTGGTGGCGGGGCGCTTGGCCTGGAAAACCGTGCCCCGCCACCGTGCCACCGGGCGAACCCATAGGAGGCTCTTCGAATATGGCCCACGACAACACCGGAAACAACGTGATCTTCCTCAAGAACAGCGCGGAGCGGGGGAGCGCGGTCAGAGAAGCGGTGATCGAAGAACTCACGTCCATCATGGGGAAGGCGCGTAGGAGGGGCATGGCCGGCTACGTCGCTGGCGAGGCAGAACACAGCCTGGGCGACGACCTGATGCAGGTGAAGGCCGGACTGCGCGCCATTGAAGCGATGATCATGGGCACCACCGAGCGGGGCCAGTGGATCGCCATGCTGGAGCTAGTCACGGAGAAGGTCGATACGATCATGGAGCGCGCGGTTGGCGCTGGCGGGCACGCCCGCGAGGCGTAGACGCCTCGCCGCGCTGCCGACACCAACGCCCCGCCGGGTCTACCGGCGGGGCGTTTCGCATTGGAGGTGGCTGCCGGGTGCCCCGCCCTGGAAGCCCACAGGAAGCCCGCTGGTGCGTTCTGGCGTTTTCCGGTAGCGTGGGTGCGCCCTACGCCCCAGAGGCGTTCAAAGCCCCGTTCAAACGGGCGGCAATCGGCCGGGCGTATCGGCCGCTCCTCTTCATCAAAGCTGGATATCTCTCAGCTCCCCCGACAAAGGGGAACTAGTTCCGCGTCGATAGACGCTTCTCCGTCCCCCTAGTGTCGGAACCAATTCCGATGCCGGGGGGCTACGTCAAGGCTATGGCGATCACTGATGACAGGATCAAGAGGCTTCCTCCCTTCTTGGCGGGTATTGCGCGGGCGACATCATACGAAACGGCAATAAAACTTGGCCTTTCTTGGGGCGGCACTAAGAGGAAATTTGCCGCGAGCCCTTCGGAACGATCCAAGATCGCAAAGATTGTCGGACTGGAGCACGCCAAAATAATAGGAAATATGTATCCTGGAGAACAGATTGACATCCCGGTGTTGCCGCCGCCGGCTGGTTCCAAGAAGGAACTGATATTGGCGATGGAAGGCGCGAAAACGCGTGTCGTCGCACAGGCCGTGGGATGTACTGAACGCCACGTAAGGAAAGTGCGCCGCGAGATCTATGGGGATATTAGCAATGACTGATCCCCTGATCGCTCTCGCCTCCTTCTCTTCCGAACTCCCCGCCGCACCGCCGGATTGGGTGCAGCTTCTGCCCTACGGCACCATCAAGGGCCGCGACGGTCGCGGCCCCTGGTCCCTTCCCGGCATGGCCGCCGCGCAACAGGTGATCGCCGCGTCCCTGACGATGGCCGGTCCGGTCAAGCCGGTGATCGACTACGACCACGCCGTTGACCTCGCCGCCCCGCACGGTGGACAGGCGCCCGCCGCAGGCTGGATCGCGGCCTTTGAGGCCCGCCCTGATGGCATCTGGGGCCGCGTGGAGTGGACGCAGCGCGCCGCTGCCAAGATCGCGGCCAGGGAGTACCGCTACGTGTCCCCCGTCTTCCGGCACACCAAGGAAGGCGCGGTCACCTGCATTCTTCGGGCCGCCCTGGTCAACAACCCGGCCTTCGAACTCAAGGCCCTTGCCAGTATGGGAGCGCCCATGTCGCCCGAAACCATCAAGCGCTTGTGCGCGCTGTTGAACCTGCCCGACACCAGCGACGAAGCGGCCGTGATCGAGGCCGTCACGAAGCTGGTCAAGGACGCCAGCGAGAAGGCGACGGCCGCCGCCGTGCCCGACCCGTCCCTCTACGTGCCGCGCCATCTCTATGATGAAGCCGCGACGCAGCTCGCCAGCATGCGCACCAACCTTTCGGAGGAGCAGGCGACGGCCAAGGTCGACGCCGCGATCCGCGCCGGCAAGATGACACCGGCCCAGCGGGAGTGGGGGCTCGTCCTCTGCCGATCCAACCCGGCCAGCTTCGACCAGTTCGCCGCCAGCGCTCCGCCCGTGTTCGGCAACCTCGCCCGTGAGGTGGTGCCGGGGGGCCGGCCGCCCGATCCGAACTCGGGCGCCGATGGGCGCCTTACCGCCGAACAGAAGGCCATCTGCGCGGCCCTCGGACACGATCCGGCCGAATACGCCAAGAACCTGTAAGGGACAGCCATGCTCATCACCGCCCCCAACCTCGCCGGCATGTTCGCCGGGTTCAAGACCTCCTTCAACAAGGGCTTCAAGGGCGTCGAAAGCACGTACCTGAAAATCGCCATGAAGACAAACAGCGCGACGGGCGAAGAAGCTTATGGTTGGTTGAAGGAACTTCCGCAGCTTCGGGAATGGATCGGCTCGCGTATCATCCATAACCTTGAAGTCGCGGGCTACACCATCAAGAACCGCACGTTTGAGGTGACCATTGGCGTTCCCCGTACGGCCATCGAAGATGACCAGTACGGCGTCTTCGGCCCGCTGTACGAGAAGATGGGCGCCGACGCGGCGAAGCACCCCGACCAGTTGGTGTACGAGCTTCTGGCAGCCGGGTTTACCGAGCTGTGCTACGACGGCAAGCCGTTCTTCTCCACTGATCATGTCGTGGATATCGACTGTCAGCCTACGTCCTACAGCAACTATCAGGATGGGGCCGGGCCGGCGTGGTTCCTGATGGACGCCGGCCAGCCGGTCAAACCCCTCGTGTTTCAGGAGCGGCTGCCGTACGAGTTCCAGAGGCAGGACGCCGCCACGGACGACAACGTCTTCTGGAAAGACGAGTATTTCTACGGCGTCCGCGCGCGCGCCAACGCCGGCTTCGGGCTCTGGCAGCTCGCCTATGCGAGCAAGGCGCCGCTGACGCACGACAACTACGAGGCGGCCCGCGTGGCGATCAAGAGCATCCGGGGCGAGAACGGCAAGAAGCTGGGCCTTACCCCCAACATCCTCGTGGTGCCGGACGAGTTGGAAGGCGACGGGCTGCGTCTCATCAAGAACAACATGAAGCTGGTCACGGTGGGCACGGCGCCGAACGAACAGACGGTCGCGGCGCCCAACGAGTGGGCCGGCACCGCCGAACTGGTGGTGTCCCCGTACCTGTAACCGGGCATCCCAGCGGCATCCGGTGCGGGGGCCGGCTCTCCTTACCGCATCGGAGTGCGGCCGGCGCTGGGCTGGTCTAGCAGTCCAGCGCCGGCCCAATCGCGAGCGAGTATCGTCATGACCAAGGTTGCAGAACACGTCGTCCTCAAGCTGACTGCGGAAGCCGAAGACTTCGTAGTGGAGCTTCGCAAGGCAACGGGCGAGGTGTCCAAGCTTGGTGATACTGGCCGGGAAGCTGGCCAGCAACTTTCACAGGCGCTTGGCCGCCTGGACACACTGGCGGACGAGGCGAAGCAATCGCTGGGCGCTGCGGCCGGCGCCGCCGACAGGGCCGGTGCGGCGTTCGGCGGTGCGGCCAGCGCCAACGACAACTTGGCGACCAAGACGAGGTTCAGCACGCAGCAGATCCAGGCGCTGAGCTACACGGCCAGCGACGTTGCGGCATCGCTGTCGTCCGGCGCCAGCCCGTTCACCGTCCTGATGCAACAGGGCGGGCAGTTGCTCCAAGCGTTCCCCGGCATCACGGGCCGCATCCTGGGCATCGGCGCCGCCGCCGCCGTGATCGCCGCGCCGATCGGCATCGTCGCCGCGCGCATGGCGAGCATCGGTGCCGAGGGGCGGGAACTCGCGTCCATCCTGAAGGCGATGGGCAATGAGGCCGGCATCACGGCCGGCCAGCTCCGCGACATGGCGAACGTCGCGATCCATGCAGGGGCGTCCCGCAGCGAAGCATACCAGTCCACCTTGGAGCTGGTGCGCAACCCCGACCTCCGTGACCCGGAGCTGTTCCGCAGCATCCTGGAACTCGCGCCGGATGTTGCGGCGGTGCTGGGCTACACGATCCCGGCCGCCGCCGCCAAGATGGGGGACGCTCTCGGCAAGGGGGGCGAGGGCGTCAAGCGACTCGATGCGGAATTGAACTTCCTGTCGGTCGAGCAAGAGCGCCAGGTGCGCATGCTGGCTGACCACGGCAACAAGGCCGGCGCGCTGAACGTCGCCATCGAGGCGTTGCGCCAGCGGTACGGTGGCGCGGCCCAGACCATGCGCAGCGAGTGGGGCGCCGCGCTGCATGACGCTGGCGTGGCCTGGGACGCCTACGTTGACCGCCTCGCCCGGAGCGACATTGCCAAGCTGGTTGCGGGCAAGGTCAGTGACGCGGCCAAGGCGCTTCGCGCCGGCATCGAGTCGGACAGGGCGTCGCTGTTGCGGGCGGAGATCGAGCGGATAGACCGGGAGTACGGGCGCCTTCCCGAGAAAACGAGCGGCGTTCCCGCCATGCATGAGGCGCTGGTCAAGCGCCGGATCGAGCTGCAACGCGAACTCAACGACCTGACGAAGCAGGACAACGCCCCGCCCGCCAACGGCAGTGGCGGTGTCGTGACCCAGACGGACAATCTGAAGGATCTGTCCAACGAGCTTGAGAAGGTTATGGCCGAGTGTGAGTTCTCGGACGAATTCTTGACCTGCCCCGAAGTCGTCTCCGCGTTCGAAGAGGCAATTAAATGAGCGTCAGCAACGTATTCGTGGGAAGCGACCGCATTTTGTGCCTGACGGACACGATGATATACCGGGGCAACATGCCGGTTGGCCTTTGCGAACGAAAGTGTTTCGTCTCTGAGAGCGGCCGATTTGCATTCTCCATGCGCGGAACACATGCGCTTCTTCAAGTCCTTGGGCCTGTACTGGCGCGCGTCGAAAGCATAGAGCATGTGGATATCGTTATTCGCGGCGTCCCCGAGCGTATCGGTGATGAATTCTTCGAAGCGTCCGGTGGTGAAATCACGTTGATGTGCTGGTCCGCCAACAAGCAGGCGCCGCAGAGCACGAGGTACAAGCTTCGCGCCGGTGGTGTGCCTGTCCAGGCGACCACGATGGAGCCGGGCATTCATCTTGCGCCCAGAATGGCGCCGGGTGTGCGCCTTCCCGCGCATGCCGATGAGGCCATGATGGTAAAGATGGCGCTTGGGCAGCACAAGGTACAGGAGAAATTTAGTCAACCAATGTGCATTGGTGGCGTCATGCATCTTACCGAAGTAAATGAGCATGGCGCCGATCAAAAAATAGCAGGATTTTACCCTGATTATAGCGAGTATTACGACCGCTTTGGGTGCCCGCACGCGGCCGAATACCGATCCAGAACCGCAACAGCGTCGAGTTTCGGATAATGCGCCCCGCTATGCCGACAAACGGAGCTGACGCAATCCGCAGCGTGCTGGAACGCTGGGATATCAGCAATCGCAATGCGTTTTCTGAACTGGTTGGATCATCAGAACATTTTGATGCCAGACATCCTCTGTTTTCCGATCTGCGAGCAAGCATTGAGAGAATACTGGTGGCGCACATTGACGACACCGAACGCCTTCTCGGGTCCATGTTAACAAAGCGCTGGCAGAGGCGCCGACTGAGCGCGCTGTACCAAAACAAAAGAAAGAATGTCAGGTTCGAAGTTGAGGTGTACATCAATGACCTGATCGCATCAGCAAAGCAGTCTTTGACAGGCGAATGGAGAGACATTGCAGAATACTTCAATTCGTTGATGGATTAACTAAAGAACGAGTGAGAGCGGAAATGGAACAGGTTAAGATTACTCTTGCAGCCCCCACCGAAATGACGTTTGTGTGGCCGGTCATGTTCAACTGGCCGGAAACGGCCAAGCGTGCCAGCGGCGGCTGGGTGGGTGGGAAACAGGTCAAAAAGACCTGTTATCTGTCGTTCATGCTGCTGCCGGACAGCGAGCACGATCAGCTCATCGCCGAGCTGGGCCAGCGCGTCAGCGAGATCGCGGAGGCCAAGCAGGAGGCCGCGAAACTCGCCCTGGAAGCGTCGGACGGCAACGCCGCCAAGGCGAAAAAGGATCTGAAGGAACTCAACGCCAAAGTCGAGAAGCTGGAAAGCCAGCACAAGGGCTTTCGCACGGAGCTGCTGCGGAAGGTGGTGGTGGGGCTGCCCGACAACCACGGCTGGAATGCCTTCTTCTCGACGCTGCCGGACTTCTCGCCCGACCTCGTGGAAGCCATGGCCGGCTATCGCGTGATCGGCAAGGCGATGGAGGACGCCTATTGGCAGCTCGTCAACGGCGAGCAGCCGAAGTGATTCCGGCGCGCTCGGCCGGCCAGATCCGGCCGAGCGGCCCTCTTGTCGAGCGGGAGGGCATAACGAACCAATCAGGAGTGGACGTTGATGCAGCACGCGTATGACGGCACAGGGGAGCGCCCACAGAAGGTAACCGCGCGCCTGCTGTCAGGGGAAGTGGCGGCCGACCTTTCATCGCGTTTGAATAATGTATTTGCCAAGTGGGAAAGCGATCTGTGCGGCAACCCGCCATGCCCAACGGCATTGGAACAGCTCCGCAAAGATATTCAGGAAGAATACAGGATCTATATGCGTGAATGCTTTCGCTTTTTGAAAAAGTACAATCGGCAAGCCCTGTCCCGTCTTTCCAATCCCGCCAGATGTGCGCGCACAGTCCTGATTATCCATTATCATACGAAAGACGGCGTTGTTATCATCGAGCCTCCAGGGGGGAAGCCGCCGGGAAGGAATGTTCAAATTGCGCACCTGGGCGACGATGCGACACTGCCGGCGCTAGCCTAGAAGCGCCAAGGCTTCTTCAATTCCCGGTAAGCCTGAAACGGGGTGTCAGCGCTGTCAAACCATCCAGCGCGCCAATTCAAACCATTCGGCGCGCTACAGCGTCGAGGACCCGCCGCAGCCGGTCCCGGCACCCCCGGCACCGGGCGCGCTGGCGGTCACCCATGTCGGCCACGCCACCTTCCTGGTGCAGGCGGCGGGCCTTCGCCTGCTCACCGACCCGGTGTTCTCCGAACGGGCCGGTCCGTTCGGCCGGCTGGGGCCGAAGCGGGCCCGCCCGCCGGGCGTGCCGCTGGAACGGCTGCCGGACCCGAACCTCGTGCTGGTCAGCCACGGGCACTTCGACCACCTGGACCGGCCGTCGCTGGCGGCGCTGGCCCGGCGCTTCGGGCCGCGGGCGGTGGTGGGGCTGGGCAACGGGCCGCTGCTGAACGGCGACGGCTTCGCGCACGTCGAGGAACTGGACTGGTGGCAGAGCACGCGGGGACCGGCCGGCTGCCGCGTCACCTTCGTGCCGGCGCAGCACTGGTCGGCGCGCGCGCCCTTCCGGCGCAACACGACGCTGTGGGGCGGCTTCGTGGTGGAGACGGATGCCGGCACGCTGTACTTCGCGGGCGACACCGGCTACGGCCCGCATTTCAAGGAGATCGGCGCCCGCTTCCCGCGCATCGACGTGGCGCTGCTGCCCATCGGCGCCTACGAGCCGCGCTGGTTCATGGCGCCGCAGCACATGAACCCGGAGGAGGCGGTGGCGGCGCACGAGGACCTGGGTGCCCGCACCAGCGTAGCCATGCATTTCGGCACCTTCCGCCTGACGCCCGAGGCGATCGACGCACCGGTGTAGAGAGACCAATGGTTTGACGGGATAGGGGGCCGGGATACGGTGGGATTTTGGGGGATCGAGTGGGACGTGCAGGCGTTGTGATGCCTAGGTTTTCGAGACGCGTCCACTCCGTTCTGTCAAACCATACGGACATCGCCGCATTGTACGCTGACGGACGGATGGTTTGACGGTGGCCGGTCAGAAGGCGCTGACGGGAACGAGCGGCGTGTACATGATGGAGGTGTCGCGCAGGCCGCCCGTTCTGCCCGGCGGATCGACGCGGATTTTCGCGAATATCCGGTTGTTGCGGGTCACGTCGCGCCACATCGCGAGGTCAAACCCGTCTTGCTGATTCACAGCAAAAGGAGAGCCGAACGCCTGAAGCAAATCCATACGCAGGGCGTCGAGCTTCTGCCTGTCAAAATCGCCGCGCTGACTCACCGTCATCAGCACCATGACAAGCCTATTATCCGGCGACTCGAACACCAGAGATATATCAAAAAATATACTGCCCACCTTGTAGTATGGAATGGGGAGCTTCGTAAGCTTGCCGTCGCCGGAAGGCACAGTGCCGCCCGCATCCACATTCACCCCTGCGGCCCCAGCTGCACGAACAGCTTCCTCGACCGTCATTCCCCATCGGGTGAACTGCCAATCGGCCGCGCAAGGCCCGGCTGATCCGAGAAGGAAGAAAGCAGACAGGGCGAGGTGACCGGCTTTCATGGCACCCTCTCTGCGGCGGCGCGGATGAGGCGCAACTCGTGGATCACCTCGGCCAAGCGCGTGTTGATGCCGGCCAAGCCGATCAGGGCTAGCCCGATCCCCACCGCGCCGATCGAGCCGATGAAGTTCGGCGGAGTGCCGGTTAGCATCATCCCGCCTCCGGCAAGAAATAGCACGCCAACTATTGTTAGCGGAAAAGAAACCATGGATGTCGGACGGTCTTCCGGCTTCATTGCTGCGTTCCTCCGATGTGTCTCTTTGCGTTGTCGCTTTACCGTCTACAATCGTCTACACACGCACGGAAAATTCAGCGCTCACCGACCACATTGATCATGATGAGGAGCAAGGCTGCCCCTCTGTTCTGGCCGAGTTGAAATATCGTCTTTTTGACACGCTCTCAACTCTCCATTCCACAAGGGGCATGCGACCACACGCCGTGGGCGAGCGTGGATGAGTATCGCCTCAAATTCGGCGAGGATCACGGTTTTTGAAGGGAAGCACGCTTCGACATCTAAGCTTTTCATGCACACTCCCGGCCTTACACTTCCCCTTGCCGCGTGGCGGCTGGGGGGCGAGACGCGACTAGCGCGTGTCGTTGCGTTCTCTCGTTCCGGGGTGTGTGCGCACCCTGGGCGACCGGGGTTGGTAGCCCTGGCCCCCACCGCGGCCTGCATACTCACGTACTCAGGGTTGCGGCGAGCCATGAAGCTACACCTGATAGTCCTACCTACGCAACCGCCCGAGTGCGAGGCGTACGGTTTCCGCCAGGATTTTATCGTTTGCGATGTCCACGGGGTGCCCCTCCACCCACAGATCCGGCCGATCCTCCGGGGTGGTGTCGCGGCGCTCGCGCTCCATCAGCATGTAAAGCAGGGTCACCGCCCGACCAATGTATTCCGGATCTAGATCCAGGCTCTCCCTTTGCAGGAATGCCATCAGGCCGGACACGAGATTGCCCATCAACGCAAGGTCGAATGACTCGACCGCCGCTGGCGGCGAGTCGTGCACGCGATCACGCAGAAGCATTGGTCCTTCTCCGCTCCACAGCCAGTCAAGACTGACACCTTTGGCTGAAGCCAGCCGAGCGGCGTTGGTGAAGGGTATTTTGTGCTGTCCGCGCACGTACCGGTTCAACATCTCGGGCGTAACATCCGCGACCCGTGCCGCGTCGGCCTTAAGATCGTACAGGTCGATGACGAGGGAAATCCGTGTTCCCAGTTCCGCCTCGTAAGTGGGAAGAGCCCTTCCCACTTCGTCCGGCCCTTCCCGGTTGTCGTAAGTCATTGTTATCCCGTCGCCTTTGCACATGCGCGCGCCCTTCAAGCGTGGGCCGAACCGGGAAGGATTCCCACATCGAAAATGCTCGTTGCATGCGAAGCATGCTCGTGATACGACGGTAGACATATCGATAGTCGTAGGGATGACGATGCGTAGATCCGGAGTACCCTCGGACCCACAGGACCGCAGAGATTGGGTGGTCGCCTCCCTGAAGCGGAAGGGCTCCAGCCTGCGCCAGATCGCGGCCGAGCTGGAAGTGTGCGCCCAGGCCGTGTCGCAGGCCCTGTTCCTACCGTCAGAAAGGATCGAGCGGGCGCTGGCCGACCGGCTGGAAGTCGCCGTGCACGACCTGTTTCCGGAGCGTTACCGGCCAGACGGTGTCCGGCTTTGCCGCACCCGCGGCGGCGCCGAGGAAAGAGCTGCGGCATGACCCTCGCCGTCCCGCGCCGGGTACAGACCCCGCACCTTCCACACTGCCGCGGCATAGCCGAACCGGCGGCCCGCCTCATCAACCAGCGCCACCCGCGCCGATCCTCCGGAGGACATCGCCGCGCCCAGCGCGGCGAGTCCCACCAGTAGGTGCTTGACCGCCTCCCGCCCGAAGTTTGCTCGATCAAGCCGCATTTAATCCTCCATTTCCTCGCGCCTTGACCGTCGCATCGCAACCGCTACTCGCACAACGGGTAAAACCATGGCCCAATACCCAGGCGCGTATAAGCCCCGGCAACCCGGCACCCTCAAAGCGTCCTACGCCGAACTGGTCGAGAGGTGCCGGGGCCAGGATCGCGCGGCCGAACTAACTGGCCTGTCGCAATCCACGATCCAGCGCATCACGGATCCGGACTCCGCGAACCGCAATGCGCATTTCAAGGTCCCGGACGTGCGGGCCCTACAGGCGGCCTCCGGCTGCATGGTGGTGACCGAGTTCCTGGCCGCCGAGCAGGGCTACCTGCTGTTCCGCCCCCTCACCGACGCCGACGCTGGCAACCTGCCCCAGGATCTGGCCGCCGTTGGTGAGCAGGTAGGTCGGCTTTTCGCGGAGTTCGCCGCCGCCATGGGCAATGACGGCCGCGTCGACGCCAGGGAAGCCGCCCGCATGCTCGACGCCGGCGATGGGATGGTCGCCCGCTACATGGCCGCCCGGAGCCAGCTGAAGGCCCGCATCCGGGAGGCCGATCATGGATGAAAGCTGGTACACGGCTTCTGAACTGGCCTTTTTCGCGCTCCCCGGCCTGCCGTCCACCAAGCGCGGCATCAACATGCGGGCCCAGCAGGAACGCTGGTCGCCCGCTCGCCCCCGCCAGGGCCGCGGCGGCGGCACCGAGTACCACGTCACAGCCCTTCCGCCGGAAGCCCGCATCGAACTGGGCCGCCGCGCCGCCGAGCAGGCCACCCCGCCGGCGCCGCCCAAGCTCGCGGCCACGCTGAAAGGCACCGCCGCCGCCCCGGTGGTGCTGACCAAGGCCGGCAAGGCCCGGCTGGACGCCAAGGCCACCATCGCCAACGCCTTCCTCGCCTTCGAGCGGCAGGCCGGCGGCCTGTCCCGCGACCGGCTGGTGCACAAGTTCACCGGCTTCTACAACGCCCGCGAGGTGGACGTGCCGGATTGGGCCCGTGCCGCCAAGCCCACGGTGTCCCCATCGTCCCTTCGCCGCTGGGTCGAGGCCGTGGAGTCCGGCGAGGCCGCCCGGCTGGCCGGCGCCTACGGCAACCGCAAGGGTGCCGGGTCGCTGGATCAGGCGCGCGAGGACATCATGGGCTATCTGGTCGCCGTGGCGCTGGCCAAGCCCGACTGGAACGCCGACGCCTACCGGGCGGCCCTGGTCAAGCGCTTCGGCGAGGGGTTCGAGCTGCTGCGCGGCGGTCAGGCGAAGATGCCCACCGCCGGCTGGATCCGCCGCCGCCTCAACCAATGGCGCGAGGAGTACAAGCAGCTCCACTTGCGGCTGACCAACCCCGACGCCTGGAAGAACCGCAGCCTCGTTGCCGTCGGCTCCTATTCGGAGGCGATCACCAAGCCCAACGAGCTGTGGGAGATCGACGCCAGCCCGACCGACCTGATGCTGACCGATGGGCGGCACACGATTTACGTCGTGGTCGACGTCTTCACGCGCCGCATGCTGATCCTGGTCACCAAGGTGCCGCGCGCCTCGGCCGTGCTGCTGCTGATCCGCCGGGCCATCCTCGCCTGGGGCATGCCCGAGGCGATCAAGACGGACAACGGCTCCGACTTCCTGGCCCGCGAGACGCAACGCTTCTTCGCGCTGGTTGGCGACGCCATACGGCACCCCGTCTGCACACCGTACTCGCCCGAGCAGAAGCCGCACGTCGAGCGCGCGATCGGCACGGTTCAGCACGGGCTGATGCCGCTGCTGCCCGGCTACACCGGCCACAACGTGGCCAAGCGTCAGGAGATCCGCTCGCGCCAGACCTTCGCCGCCCGCCTGGGCCAGAAGGACGAAGAGGTGTTCGAGGCGGCCTTGCCGGCGGCCGAGCTGCAGATGCTGGCCGATGCGTGGGTCGAGAACCGCTATCACACCAGCCCGCACGCCGGCCTGGGCGACCGCACCCCGGCCGCCGTGGCGGAGGAGCACGCAGGATCCGAGTGGCGCGTCGTCGACGAACGCCAACTCGACCTGCTGCTGATGCCCTGCGCGGACGGCGACGGCACCCGCACCGTGGGCAAAAAGGGAATCCGGGTCGAGAACGCCGACTTCTGGGCGCCGGAGCTGATCCCCTACGTCGGCACCGGCGACCGCCTGGAGGTCCGACTGGATCCGGAGCGGATGGACCGGGTCTTCGTGTACCGCCCCGATCCGTTCCAATTCCTCTGCATCGCCCAGAACCCGGAACGCGCCGGCCTGTCGCGGGCCGAGCTGTCGGCCCAGGCCAAGGCGCTGCAACAGCAGTTGATCGCCGATCAGAAGGCGGCCATCCGCGCCGCCGGCAAGGGGTTCAAGCCGCACCAGCTCGCCGACGCGCTGATCGGCAGGCCCGCGGCCACGGTTTCCGCGCTGCCGCGCTCGTCCCTGCCGCCGCCCTCCGCCGGCCTGGAGGCCGCCCAGCGCGCGATCACCGCGTCGAAGCCCGCCGTCGCGGCGCCGCGCACCGAGGCGGACACGGTCCGGCAGGCCGACGTCGCCCGCCGCCTCGCCGCCCCGGCCCAGGCCGCCGAGAAGCCGGAGGACCGCTGGTGGCGCCGCGCCCAGGCGATCGAGGCGCGCATCGAGGCCGGCGAGGAGGTGTCGGAGGACGATCTGGACTGGCTGGCGTCGAACCGCACGTCGGCCTGGTACCAGGCCCGCCGCCGCGACCAGGAGCGCAAGGCCCGCTTCGCCCGTCCCGTCGAATGAGATCCGGCCAGCGGCGCCCATGGCCAGATGGGACGCCGCGGACCGCACGGAAAACAGCACTGATCGAAGGACCCCCACCATGCAGAAATCGGCCGCCCCCCGCAAGACCGCCAGCCGTTGGGCCCCGCTGCGCAACCTGACCCTGCTGGAAGAGCTGGTCATCGGGCTCAAGACGCGCTCCTCCGACGTCTCCGGCTTCGGTGTCTTCCATGGCCGCAGCGGCGACGGCAAGAGCCGCGCCGCCGCCTGGATCGCCGCCAGCGAGCACATGGCCTACTACGTCGAGGCCAACGACTACTGGACCCCGCGCGCCATGCTGCGCGCCATCGTCGACGCCATGGGTCTGGCGCTCCCCACGCACGCCACGAACAACGAGATGGCGGAGAAGATCGCCGAGGAACTGGAGACCTCGCGCCGCCCCCTGGTCATCGACGAGGGCGACTTCCTGGCCAAGAAGGAGATGATCGACAAGGTCCGCGCCTTCCACGACATGGCCGCGCCCGGCACCGCCTCCATCATCCTGATCGGCGAGGAGGGGCTGCCGCAGAAGCTCCAGCGGTACGAGCGCTTCCACAGCCGCGTGTTCGACTTCGTCGCCGCCCAGCCCTGCGACGGCGACGACGCGCGCGAGCTGGCCAAGCTGTACTGCCCGGACATCACCGTCGCCGACGATCTGCTGGAACATCTCATCGGCCAGACCTACGGGTCGACGCGCCGCGTATCGATGAACCTGGTCAACGTCGCCACCTTCGCCAAGGGCGAGGGGCTGCGCAGCGTGTCGCTGGCCGACTACGCCGGCCAGCGGATCAACACCGGCGCGGCTCCTGCGGTGAGGCGCTTCGCATGATCCGCCCCGACGAGCGTCAACGGCGGATGCGCTTCGTCGATCACGCCCTGCTGTGGCGCGAGGCGCGGCGGCTGCGCACCTTCGGCTTCGACGAGCTGCGCGCCGGCGCCGCCGTGCCGGAGCGGCAGGTCAAGGCGTTCCTCAAGCTGTTGATGGGCAACGGCATCATCACATCCGAGCGGCCACGCCATCGGGGAAAACTGCTGCCGTCGGTGTACACGCTGGCGCGTGATCTCGGCCGCCGCGCCCCTCGCTTCCGTGGCGGCAAGCTCGATCCACACCCGACGACCACCGAACGGCTGTGGTCGGCCATGCGCCCGTTGCGCGGAGGCTTCACGTCGGAGGAGCTGGCCGGCCTGGCGCGAGTCAACATCAACACGACCAAGACCTACATCGCCGCCCTGGCGCGCGCCGGCTATCTGGAAGCGGCCGACCCCGGCGCCCGCCTCTACCGCTACCGCATCGCGCGGGGCAAGAACACCGGGCCGGAACCGCCGATGCCGCTGCGCGACGGGGCCCTGTACGACCCCAACCTGTGGGACGTGGTCTGGCGCCCGAGCGACGCGGTTGCCGCCGCGATGGAGGCCGCATGACGCCCTTCGTCGCCAAGGCCGCCGCCGCCTGGGGCGATCCGCCGCCCTGGGTCCTGCGCCTCGCCGCCGAGGCCGACGCCACGTCGCTGGCCCAGGCCGCCGCCCGGATCGGCTACGGCAAGCCCGCCGTGTCGGCGGTGCTGTCGGCCAGCTACGCCGCCGGCACCGCCAAGATCGAGGCCGCCGTCATCCAGACCCTCGGCGCGCCGCTGTCCTGCCCGGTGCTGGGCGAGATCGACGCCAACCGCTGCCGCGCCGAACAGGATCAACCGTTCCGCCCCCACGCGCCGCTGGCCCGCCTGCTGCGCTCGTCCTGCCCGTCCTGTCCCCACCGCACCGCCCCTCCCGCCGAACGAGGTGCCCCGTGAACATCGCAACCCCCATCGCCGACGCCATCACGGTGGTGGCGCAGCTGATCAACGGCCTGACCGTCCGCCCCGCGCAGCAGGCGCCCGACCAGACGCGCACCCTGGCCGACCGGCTGGACACCGTCGCCGCCCAGGCCGAAGCCGCCGACCTGACCTATGCCGTCCGGATCGAAGCCAAGGCCCGCATGCTGCGCAGCCGCGCCGACGCCGACCCCTACCGCCCCCTGTACGTGAGCGAGCTGATGATCCTGGCCGAGGATCTGGTCCGCATCGCCGGCGAGGTGGCGCAGGTGGAGCACATGCAGGCCGCCATGGCCATCCGCTTCCCGGCGGAGCCCCAGGTGCCCCAGGTGCCGCGGGCACTGCCGCCCGGCGTGTCCGACTTCGCCGCCTACCACGCGCGTCGGAAGGAGATGCGCCGGCAGGACGCCAAGGGGCGCGTCTCCCGCCTGCTCGATCGGCTGGGCTGGTGGCCGCGCCAGGACGGCGACGGGGGAGACGCGGCATGAGCGTTCCCGCCGCAGCCGTCCGCCCGGAGATCCGCCCCGGCTCGCGCGTCGAGGTGCCGCTGGGCGACGGCCTGAGCCTGCGCGGCGAGGTGCAGACGCTGGTCAACGCCAGCGACGGCATCGTCCTGACCCTGATCGACGACACCGGCCATCGCCACCGGCTGAAGGTGCTGCCCGACACCGCGCTTGGCCTGTGCATCGTCACGCCGCCGGTGTCGCTGTCCGACGCCATCAGCCTCGCCGGCCAGATCGTCGGCGGCGCGCAGCCGCGCATCCCGGTCACCCTGCAACTGTCCATGCTCGCCGGCGCCGTCCTGTCGCTGGCGTCCAGACGCGCCCCGTAATCCATCCCCCAGGAGGTAAGCACCCCATGGAAACCGACACCCAAACGGCCGAGCAGGATTGGACGGACGCCAAGGGCGCCCGCTGGCCCTCCAGCTTGGTCAAACCCATCGACAAGCTGCGCACCGACCTGGTCAACCGCGCCATCCAGCGCGCCAAGGGCCTGCGCGAGACCATGGCGACGTTCAAGGCCGATACCATGGCGGAGATCGCCGCCTTCGTGGAGCTGTCGGCGGCCGAGTACGACACCGCCATGGGCGGCAAGAAGGGCAACCTGACCCTGCGCAGCTTCGACGGCCTCCGCGAAGTCCGGGTGCAAGTCGCCGACCGTCTGGCCTTCGACGAGCGCCTCCAGGTCGCCGAGAAGCTGGTGGGCGAGTGCGTCGCCGACTGGTCGGCCGAGGCCCGCCCGGAGCTGAAGCTTCTCGTTCAAAGCGCCTTCAAGACGGACAAGGAGGGCAACGTCAGCACCGGCGCCGTCCTGGCGTTGCGCCGCATCGCCATCGACGACGAACGCTGGCACCGGGCCATGAAGGCCATCGCCGACGGCATCGTCTCCACCGGCTCCAAGAGCTACGTCCGCTTCTACGAGCGCGACACCCCGGAGGGCCAGGAACGGGCCATCTCCCTCGACCTCGCGAAGCTGTGAGGTACGAGATGGCTGACACCACCGTCAACGACGTCCAGGGCATCGCCGGCGCCCAGCTCCGCAGCATCATCGAGCGCGTGGAGCGCCTGGAGGAGGAGAAGAAGGGCCTCGCCGACGACATCCGGGACATCATGGCCGAGGCCAAGGGCCAGGGCTTCGACGTCAAGATCATCCGGCAGATCATCAAGCTGCGGAAGATGGACCAGAGCGACCGGCAGGAGCAGGAGTCGCTGCTCGACCTGTACAAGGTCGCCCTCGGGATGGAGGGCTGAGCGATGGACGTCTCCGCTCTCCCGGTGATCGCCGAGCTGGTCCACTACCCGGACGCCTACGACGGGCCGCACGGCGACGCGCTGGCCGACGTCCTGTCGGAGGTCGGCAGCGAACGCTGGCGCCAGGACCTCCAGTGGGGGGGCACCTCCCACGACGACGCCCACATCCCGGCGGACTGGTACAGCTTCCTCTACGCCCAGGTCGATCGGCTCGTCGACTGCACCGCCAACGCCCAGCCCGATTTCCGCCACCGCCTGATCAACATCGCCGCGCTCGCCGTCGCCGCCGCACAGGCGTGGGACCGGCGGCATGCGCCCACCGCCCATCCCGAGGAGGCGGCCCATGGCTGACCTCTTGCCCATCATCGAAGCGCATATCCGCCGCGCCGTCGCCCAGCGCCTGCACCGCCAGTTCGGCGGCCGGTCCATCCCGGTCACCGCCACCTTGCATGCCCTGGAGTTGGAGAAGGCGGACCTCGACGCGCTGGAGGACGCGCTGCACGCCGTGTGGGACGTCGACCTGATCGTCTTCCGGGATGACAGCGCGTTCTCGCTGGCCGAACGGGTCGCCCGGCGGATCCCGCCGGGAACCCCGGTTCCCGCCGCCCGGCTCGGCTGGCCCTACGTGGAGACGGACGCGGCCGACGTGCCGATCGACGCCGACTACGCGCTGGACGGCGCCGGCCGGCTGGACATCGACCACCCCGGCCTCTGGCGGCCCGGCGTCTGGCTCCACTGGAAGGGCGAGCCAGCCACCAACGCCGCCCTGCACGCCGAATGGCTTGCCCGGCACCACGCCACCCCCAGCCAGGAAAGGTCCGCCGCATGACCCTGGGCGAGATCCTGCACGGCCTGCGCCCGCTGATCGCCGACGCCTTCCAGGTCGAGGAGGCGCGCGTCGTCTCCACCGCCACCCTGCGCGGCGACCTGGGCGGCAAGGCGATCGAGTTCGCGCAGCTGCTCACCGACATCGAGGACGCCTTCGGCGTTCGCGCCGCCCTGCTGCTCACCAACGGCAGTGCCCAATACGCCGACGTGACGGTCGCGGACCTCGCCGCCGCCATCCTCGCCCTCGTCCCCCGCCAGCAGATGGAGATCGCGTGATGGCCGAAGACTTCGGAATACTCAAGCGCTACGCCGAAATGTCGCGCGAGCTGGACCTCGGTCCGGCCATCACCTTCTTCGTGAACGCCCTGGGCGAGGCCGAGACGAAGGTCGGCAGCGCCGACGCCCTGGGCGCCATCCTGGCGGCCTTTGTGGGCGCGGCCACCACGGCGGCGGCCAACCGCTCCATGGCGTTCGACAACATCGAGGCGATGCTGGCGAAGGCCCAGCAACTGGTGGCGTCGACGCGCCTCGCGGTCGAGAACGGCACGCCGCTGCCCAAGGGCATGGCCGGTGGCCGGACGAGCATGGTCACCCGCCGCACGGTGGGCAACGCATGACCGCCGCCGCGCCGACCCTCACCGTCGAGCCGATCGGCGGTTCCGGCATTCTCGTCATCCTGGTGGCCGGCCTGCCCGGCCACCAGGAGGCGGAGGTCGCCTTCCTCATCGACGCCGGCCGCGTGCGGACGCTGAATGCGGCGCGCGGCCTGTCCGTGCCCCGCCTTGAGCGCCCGCTCGCCCCCGGCCTTCCCAGCATCGCCGCCATCTTGCGCGGCGCCGTCCAGCCCCAGGAGGACGCATCGTGAGCGACCGCCAGATCGACGCCCGCATCCGCCAGCTCGCGGCACGGTCGCTGCCGCCCGAGGAGATCTGCGTCCGCCTCTGCCTGTCGTGGCAGCGCGTCGCCCGCGTGCTGGGCCCGGCGGTGCAGCCCGCGCCCGCCGCGCCGGAAGAGCCGCCGGTCCAGGCGGATTCGCCGCCCGCCAAGGTCGCTACCGCCGCTCCCGTCACCATCATTCCCCAGGCCGAGCCGGAAGCGGCCGAACCTTCGGCCGCGCCTGCGCCATACACCCTCGATCCGATAGAGGGCCGGGTGCTGGAACTGCTGACGGCGGCGGCACAGGCCGGTCTGCGGTGCCCCGCCAACAGCGCCATGGCCGGCATCCTCGCGCTCGGCCAGTCGAGCGTCTGTCGGGCGGTGCAAGTGCTGGCCGAGCACGGCTTGATCCGGATCGCCCGGAAGGGGCCGCAGCGGCGCATCTCGATCGTCAACGCCGGATGCACGACCGACTGGTCGCCGCATCCACGCTCGCGCGGAGGCGGCATGGCCATCACGCCGCCCGGCTTCGACCACTCGGTCGTTGACCAGGCCCGCCGGCTGCTGATGAGCCGCGATTACGAAGTGCTCTCCGCCGGACCCGCCCTCTTCAAGGTCGACGGCCGGATCCGGACCGCCGACGAGCTGGTGAGCATGGCGAACCGCACGCTGCAGCTCATGAACCGTCCGCCGTTGTCAAGGGCTGCCGCATGACGACGCCGCACCTCGAACTTGCGTTGCGCCTGGCCCACGCCGCGGTGGAGCTGCGGCGCCCCATCGGCGAGCGCGGCCGGCGCCGGCTGCGCGCCATGCTGTGCGAAGCGAGCGGCGAGCTGATGGCAACCAACGCCGCCCCGCCCGTGCCGACCCCGGCGCCGACGCCGACCAACCCGCTGGTGATGGTCGAGGCGGCGATCGCCGCCGCCCGCGCCGCGGGGGAGTCGAACATCGACATCGTCGCCACCGTCAACGACGCGCTGGAAAGCGCGGTCGCTCCGCAGTGAGGTCTCCATGGTCGCCTACTCGTTTCAGAAGCGTTTCATCGACCCCGTTGTCGCCGGCCTGGAGCCGGGGCCGCTGGTGCCGGGGATGAAGCGCCAAACCATCCGCGCCCCGCGCAAGCGCCATGCCCGGCCGGGCGAGGTCATCCAGCTCTACGCGGCCATGCGGACCAAGCACTGCCGCCGGATCGGCTCGCCCACCTGCACGGCCGTGCAGCGCGTCCGGCTGTTGCTGCCGTCGCCATCACAAGCGGCCCGCCTGATCCTGTACAGCGCCACCGCCCCCACTTGGATCGAAATGGCCGATGCGACCGAGCTGGACATCTTCGCCCGCTGGGATGGCTTCCACGACTTCGACGACATGGCCGCCTTCTGGCGCGACAACCACCCCGGCGTGACGGAGTTCGCCGGGGTGCTCGTCCGCTGGCAGCCTGCACAGGAACCCCTCCGATGAAGCGCCGCACCGCTACCTCCATCCTCGACTTGGCGCGAACGCCGGACGGCGTGCGCAACGTTGTCGACCACGGCATTGCCGATTACTGGCTCAACCGCTTGCTGGCGCTGGGCGAAGAAGTGAAGGGAGGCATGAACGCCCACCTCGCCCTGTTCGACGCCACCAGCAACGACGCCACCCGCACCGGCGGACACGCGGTGTTGCAGGCCACCGCCCAGGAGCTGACGAAGCGCTACAGCAAGGACGCACTGGCGCTGGTGCTGGTCCATGAGGTGTTCCTCACCTTCGGGCTGGCCCCCGTCACTGCCGAAGTTCGTGACCGCTTCACAAAGGACTACGAGCGGCTGCACGCAGAGCTATCCACTTGGGAGGGGCTGGTGCAGCTCCGCCGCCAAGGTACGCGCCTGGCTGACTGGCAGGCCGCCAAGCCGAAGCGACGGGGCGGCAAGGCGGGAGCCAGGGCGACCAAGCGGACCGTCTTCCGCCTGACGGAAGCACAGGAACTCTGCGTCCTGGAGTGGATGGACGAGCACTCCCACAGCGGGATGCGGGGCTTCCAGGTTGAGCAGGACAGCCTTCCCGGCATTCCCGATCTGGGCCGCGCCATCATCCATCTGGCCGAAAAGGGCCTGTGCGCCACCGAAGATCCCGACTTCTGCCAACTCTTGCACGCTGGTTCCGAGCGTCTTTTCAAGCTCCGCATGGGTGGCCGCAAGCCCGGCAAACCCACCGTTTGAACGCGCGTCAAAACGCGTGCAGCGCAGCAATGGGACTGTGGTCCCCAATCCCAAAGAGAGGCCGTCATGAGCACCACCAGCACCTTTCCCGTCCTGACAGGACTTGGCAACAAGCCGCTGCCCGGCCAGCCGAAGACGGTCCCGTTGTCTCTCGTCCAACCGCACGAAGCCCAGGCGCAGCGCAATCACGGCCAGTCGCTTCGCCGCCTCGCCGAGCGTGGCGGCTTGTCGCCCACCGAATTGGTGGCGGTGCTGGAAGACCGGCCATGGCGCCGCATGGATCCAGCCGCTGCCGTCGCGCGGCTGAATGAGTTGGTGCAGCAGTTCCAGGCCCGGCCGGTGTCGGCGGCGCATCCCTGCCCGGAGTGCGGATGGGACGGCAATCTGCTGGACATACCGCTCTGCCCGGTCGGGCACGGCGAGCCTTCTTCGCGATCAACCGAACCCGCGCCGGGCGGTTTCCCGGCACCACATGGAGAGCACACTATGAACATCCGAGCCAAGTTCTGCTGCAACAACCTCGCCGAGCGAAACGATACCGCCGGGACCAAGGTCGCCGAAGAAGTTTATTTCGCCCCGGTGTACTCCGCCGACCCCAACAGCGAGAATGCGAAGTGGTCGGCGGCAACGCCGGGCGGCCAGCTTCACATGTACATCAGCAACCCCGATGCTTGGGGCGCGTTCGAGCAGGGCAAGGAATACTTCCTCGACTTCACGCCGGCCGGCTGATCGTGCGGTGGCGGCCTTCGGGCCGCCACTACCGCACCCGCGAGATAGCGCCAAGGCTCCGTAGGAGCGCCGGCCTATCCGCGCTGCACCGCAACTGCGGTACGCCACCAAACGAGGGTATTGAAATGCGAACTCCCGTCAAACCATCCGGCGCGGATCGTGACCAGCAGCGCAAGAGGGAGCTGGCGGCCATCCACGCCATGAAGAAGGAACTGGCGCTCGCCGATGATTGCTACCGGGCGCGCGTCCTTCAGGCTTCGAACGGGCGGACGGACAGCTCCGCCGAACTGACCACGGCGGAGCGCCGGGCGCTGCTCGACGGCTTCCGCGCCCTCGGCGCCGGCCAACCGAAGGGCAAGGCCGCCGGCCGGCCGACGTCGCGCTACGCCGATACGCCGCAGCTCGGGAAGATCCGCGCGCTGTGGATCGACCTGCACCAGGCCGGTACCGTCAAGAGCCGGGGCGTTCCGGCCATGGACGCCTTCATCGCGAAGGTGACCGGTCAGCAGATGGGCCGCCTGCCGATCGCCCAGGCGGCCAAGGTGATCGAGGCGCTGAAGGCCATGCACGCCCGCGCCCAGAAGGCCGAGGCCAAAGGATGACGGAGGAGCGCGTCCACTTGCCCGGCATCCTGGGCGACCTCGCCCGCGCCGGCCACGTCGACGCGGCGTGGAAGCTCGTGCAGGCGTGGGGCGGCACAAAGCGGAAGGTTCCGGCCAACCCGCGCCTCGGCCAGCCGCTGGTGGAATTGATCGGGCTTGAGGCGGCGCAGGTGCTCGCCGCCATCTACCCTGGCGAACAGGTGGACGTGCCGAACGCCAAGTCCACCAAAGCCCTGAAGCAACACATCTTGCGCGCCACTGGCACAACGCGTCAGATTGCCATGGAACTCGGCTGCACCGAGCGGCACGTCCGCAAGGTCAATGCTGAGGTCCGCGCCGTCGACCCCAAGGCACCCAGCCTGTTCGACTGACGCGGAACCGGTTCCGGCGGTCGCATCCTCCCCATTACGGACTACCCTGACCCGCGACGCGGGGGCGGAACCAGTTCCGTGCCCGCCTGAAGACGCATGCGCGCGAAACTCGCGGCATCCCACCACCCACGGGAGTGCCGCCTTTGTCCCCCGCCGACGACCTGTTCGAGCGCGCGCTCGTCTTCGTGTTGAAGCACGAGGGCGGCCTGTCCAACGATCCCGCCGATCCCGGCGGCATCACCAACTTCGGCATCAGCCTGCGCTTCCTGCGCGCCGAAGGGCTGCTCGACCTCGACCACGACGGCTTGGCCGATGGCGACGTGGACGGCGACGGCGACGTCGATGCCGACGATATCCGCACGATGCCGCGTGAGCGCGCCGCCCAGCTCTACCGCTCGCGCTGGTGGGACCGCCACGGCTACGCGCGCATCATCGACCCGGCCATCGCCATCAAGACCTTCGACCTCGCGGTCAACATGGGCCCCGGCCCCGCCCACCGCTGCCTCCAGCGCGCGGTGCGTGCCTGCTGGTTCCCCGTCTCCGACGACGGCGTCCTGGGTCCCAAGTCCATCTCTGCCGTCAACGCCGCCGACGCGCGGTCGCTGATCGCCGCGCTGAAGAGCGAGGCGGCCGGCTTCTACCGCGGCCTCGTCCTCGCCCGTCCGCCCCTCGGCACGTTCGAGAAGGGCTGGCTCAACCGCGCCTACGCCCAGCCCACCTGATCCTGGAGGTTCCCCGTGCCCGTCTCCGCCGCGCCCTTCCTGCTGATCGCCGCCCTGACGGTGGCCATGATCGGCTTCGTCGCCGTCGTCATCCACCTCTGCTTCACCCGCGACGATCGCGCGGCCATGGCGGCGGCCTTCGCCGTGGGCTTCGTCCTGATGCCCTTCACCGCCCTGGCCGGCGACGGCACCACCGTTGATCTCTCGCCCCTCCTGGTCACCGTCGTCGGCACGGTGGGCACCGCCATCACGGCGATCGTCGGCATCCTGGCGCGGGCGCTGGTCCGCTCCATCGAACGCCGCACCGGCCTGGAGGTCGATGCGCACACCCGCGACTACCTGGAAAAGGCGCTGGACCGTGCCATCAGCTACGGCACCGCCAAGGCCGAAGCCTTCGTCGCGAAGCAGGCCGAGCCGATCGACCTGCACAACACCACCGTGGCGCTGGCCGCGCAATACGCCCTGGATCGCGTGCCCGGCGCGCTGAAGCATTTCGGTATCGACGACATCAGCCTGCACAACATGGTCGAGGCCCGCCTGCTGATGCTGGTGGACAAGAACGTCATGCCGCCGGCGGAGTCCGCAGTTCTGGACGCGACCGCCCCCGCCCAGGGGGTGTGACGTGGACACGCCGTTACGACTGACCGCCGGCCGGGAGATGCGCTGATGGACGAGCTGGTCAAATGGGGCTGGGCCATCGTCCTGCTCATCAACCTGTTCCTCGGCTGGCTCCTGTGGTCGATGCGCGCCGCCTTCGTGCCGCGCGCCGACTTCGACAAGCTGGCCACGCGCGTCGCGCTGATCGAGCAGGAGCTGCGCCACCTGCCGACGCACAAGGACTTCGCCGTCCTGCGCGACGACGTCGCCCAGCTGGAGGGCAAGGTCGACGCGCAGCAGCAGCTGCTCGCCGGCATCAGCGCCAGCGTCCGGCGGATCGAGGACTACCTCCTCAACACGAAGGCCAAGGCATGAGCTTCCAGGATCATCTGATCGAGGATCTGCGCCTGGTGCTCCTGCGCCTCCTTGCCGAGGCGCCGGGGGCGAGGGCCAACGCCTCCATCCTCCAGGATCTGGCCAACCGGCTGGGCCACCACGTGACGCGCGAACAGGTCGTGCAGCAGCTTGGATACCTCGGCACGCTCCAGGCCGTGGCCACCGAGCAGGTGGGAACCGTCCTGGTCGCCGAGCTGCGCGCCGCCGGCGACAACCACCTCAAGCGCCTGGGCGCTCCGTTGCCGGGCGTCAAGCTGCCCAGCCTGGGCTGACGCCATGGCCGCCCGCTCCAGCATCGACCGTCTGCCCAAGGAAATCCGCGAGGCCATCGGCCAGTTGCGGCAGGACGGCGCGACGATCGACGAGATCCTCGCCCACCTGCGCGGCATGCAGGTCGACGTCTCGCGCAGTGCGGTTGGCCGCCACGTCCAGAAGATCGAGAAGATCGGCGCGCAGCTGCGCGAGACGCGCGAGGCCGCTGAAGCGCTGGTGAGGGAGCTGGGCGACGAACCCGACAGCAAGGTGGCGCGGCTGAACATCGAGCTTGGTCACGCCATGCTGATGCGCCTGCTGGCCGGCAAGGACGGCGAGCCGGTCCAACTCGACGCCCAGGAAGCCAATTTCGCGGCCGGCGCCATCCAGAAGCTGACATCGGCCCGGAAGACGGACGCCGACCTGGTGCTGAAGCTCCAGGCCGAGGCCGACAAGAAGGCACTCGCCACGCTTGAGGCGGTGGGCAAGAAGAAGGGCCTGTCGGCCGACATGGTCAAGGCCATCAAGGAAGACTTCCTCGGTATCCGCAAGGCCGCCGCATGAGCGCCCCCTGGCCCGATAAGAGCAGGCCGGCCGACCTGCCGGCCGCGCTGCTGGGCGACGCCGGAGACGGCCTTGACCTGCTGCTCGGCTATCAGCAGAAGTTCCTCGCCACGACGGGAATGCACACCGTCATCGTGTGCGAGAAGTCCCGCCGCATCGGCTTCACCTGGGCCGTCGCCGCCGACGCCGTCCTCACCGCCGCCGCCGAGAAGAAGGCCGGCGGCATGGACGTGCTGTACATCGGCTACAACCTCGACATGGCCAGAGAATTTGTGGACACCGCCGGTTCCTGGTCCCGGCTGTTCGACAAGGCGTGCTCGGCCAGCGACGAGATCCTGTTCGACGACGGCAGCGACGACGGCATCAAGGCGTTCCGCATCACCTTCGCCAGCGGGTTCGAGATCCTGGCGTTGGCCAGCCGCCCGCGCTCCCTGCGCGGCCGGCAGGGGTACGTCATCGTCGACGAGGCGGCCTTCCACGATGATCTGGACGAGCTGATCAAGGCGGCCATGGCGCTGCTGATCTGGGGCGGCAAGGTCGCGATCATCTCCACCCACGACGGCACCGACAACCCGTTCAACCAGCTGATCGAGTCCATCCGCGCCGGCAAGAAGCCCTATGCCGTGCTGCGCGTCACCTTCGACGAGGCCATCGCGGATGGGCTGTACCGACGTATCTGCATGGTCAAGGGCGAGGAGTGGACGGCCGAGAAGGAGGCGGCGTGGCGCGCGGAGATCGTGGCCAGCTACGGCGACGCGGCCGACGAGGAACTGCACGTCATCCCCAAGCACAAGGGCGGCACATGGCTCCCGCGCCCTCTGGTGCTGGCCCGCATGTCGGACGAGATCCCCGTGCTGCGCTGGCAGGTCGAGCCCGGCTTCGTCGACCTGCCGGACTACGCCCGCCAAGCGGTGGCCCTGGCATGGTGCGAGGAGAACCTGCGCCCCGTTCTGGATCGCTGCGACCGCGAGCGGCAGTCCTTCTACGGCCATGATTATGCCCGCCTGCGCGATGCCTCGATCGGCATGCCGGCCCAGCTCCTGTCCGACCTGACGTTGCGCGCGGCGTGCGCGTTGGAGATGCGGCAGGTCCCCGACGAAGAGCAGAAGTTCGTCGTCAAGTACGTGCTCGACCGTCTGCCGCGCCTGACGCGCGCGGCGATCGACGCGGGCGGCAACGGCGCCAGCTTGGCCGAACGCATGCGCCAGCACTTCGGGCCCCAGACGGTGATCGAGGTGAAGTTCAGCACCGAGTGGTATCGCGTGAACATGCCGCCGTTCAAGGCGGCGTTCGAGGGCGCCTCGATCCTGCTGCCCAGGGACGCCGACTGGCTGGTCGACTTCGGCCAGTTCGAGGTGCGCGACGGCGTCGCCCAGCTGAAGCGCACCCAGGCACGCACCATGGGCGCGGACGGCAACATGCGCCACGGCGACGCCGGCATCGCCGCCGCCCTGTGCCACTTCGCCAGCCGCCAGGACCCGGCGGAGTACGCCTACACGCCTGCGCTCCAGCGGGATCCGGTGCTCGACTACGAACCGAGGCCCGGTGACGAGCCCGTCTGGGATGATGACCAGCAGGTCTGGCTATTTCGCAATGGAGCTTGGTGATGCCGACCGTCCTATCCCCGATCCTGGGCCCCGAGGGCCAGCCCATTCGGCGCGAGGTGCTGACGGAAGAGATTGCCGGCCCAAGCGTGACCGGCGTGCGGCAGGTGCTGGCCGATCATCCCTCCTACGGCCTGACGCCGGCGCGCCTGGGCACCATTCTGCGCGCGGCCGAGGGCGGCGACACCGCCGCCTATCTGGCGCTGTGCGAGGACATCGAGGAGAAGTTCATCCACTTCCGCTCCGTCCTCGCCACCCGCCGCTTGGCCGTCTCCGGGCTGGAGGTCACCGTCGAGGCGGCGTCCGACAAGCTGGAGGACGTGGCCGCCGCCGACCTGGTGCGCGAGATCGTCGCCGATCCGGAGTTCCCGGACGCGCTGTACGACCTGCTGGACGGCCTCGCCAAGGGCTACGCCGTCTCTGAGATCGTCTGGGAAACCTCCGAGCGGCAGTGGATGCCGCGCAAGCTGATCTGGCGCGAGCCGAGCTGGTTCCAGTTCGACCGCGTCGACCATACCACCTTGCGCATGCGCGAGTCCGGCTACCCGGATGGCCGGGACCTCGATCTCTTCAAGTTCATCGTGCACCGCCCGCGCACCAAGTCCGGCATCCCCATCCGTGGCGGCTTGGCCCGGCCGGCCTGCTGGGCATGGCTGTTCACATCGTTCGGCACGAAGGACTGGCTTTCCTTCGTCGAGACCTACGGCCAGCCCATCCGCGTCGGCCGGTACGGCCCCGGCGCCAGCAAGTCGGATATGGACGCCCTCCTGCGCGCCGTGCGGAACATCGCCGCCGACGCCGCCGCCATCATTCCCCAGTCGATGATGCTGGAGTTCATCCGCGCCGAGGGCGCCTCGGCCAACGCGGACATCTTCAAGGGGCTGGTCGAGTTCTTCGAGCGCCAGACCAGCAAGCTGGTGCTGGGCCAGACGACGACCACCGACGCCATCTCCGGCGGGCATGCCGTGTCGCAGGAGCACCGCCAGGTGCAGGAGGACATCGAGCGCGCCGACGCCCGCCAGCTCGCCGCCACGCTGATGCGCGACCTCGCGGCGCCCGCCGTCGCCCTCAACATCCCGAAGGCCAAGCCCCCGCTGCTGCGCATCGGCCGGCCGGACCAGCAGGACTTGAAGCTGCAGCTGGAAGCGCTGAAGACGCTGGTGCCCATGGGCATGAAGGTGTCCATGTCGGAGGTCCGCGACCGCTACAACTTCAGCGACCCGGACGAGGGGGACGAGCTGCTGGCCGCCCCGTCGGCGTCGGCGCCGGACCCGGCGGCCGATCCCGCTGGGAGCCCCGCCGCGCCACCCCCGCCGGCGAGGGGCCCCGCCGACAAGGCGCTGGCCGCCGCCCAGATCCCTGGCGCCGACGACGGCGACGCCGTCGATCGGCTGGTCGACGAGATGCTGGGCGACTGGGAACCGCTGGCCGCCCCGCTGGTGGAGGCGGTGATCCAGGCCGCCCGCGAGGCGGCGGGACCGGAGGAGTTCCTGCGCCGCCTCGCCGACCTCGCCGGCGCCGCCGACCTGGCGCCGCTCCAGGACATGCTGGCCCGCGGCCAGTTCGTGGCCCGCGTCGCCGCGCGGGCCGGCGTGATGGGGGGTGGCAATGTCTGACCAATTGGCGAAGCTGCGGGCCAGCACCACCGGCGCTGCCATTGTCGCACAGGTCGCGCCTTCTCCCAGGCTAAAGGTCATTACGAGCCGCTACGGCACCGTGCACATTGTCATGAAGCCGGACGAGGACAACCGGGCCCGGATCGATATGACGCCGCGCGAGGCGTTCCTCATGGGCCTCTTACTCGTCCTTCATGCGTTCCGTGCCCGTCGCGCCGCTTGGCGCCATCGGAAATGGCGCGCGTGATGGCCGGGCAGAACCGCTCTACCGCCGTCATGGCCCGCCGGGTCGAGCCGCCGGACTCGCTCGACTACTTCCCCACTCCGCCCTGGGGGACGCGCGCCTTGTGCGAGTTGGTGCTGGGCGGGCGCGAGGCGCTGGCGCCGCTGTCAGTTTGGGAGCCGGCCTGCGGCGGAGGGCACATGGCCACGCCGCTGGCCGAATATTTCGGCCAAGTCTACGCCAGCGACGTTTTCCGCTACGGCTTCGGCGAGGTGGGCGATTTCCTCGACACGACGCTGGGCGCCCACTGGATGCCGCCGGGCCCGGTCGACTGGGTCATCACCAATCCACCCTTCAATGCGGCGGAAGACTTCGCTTGGCGAGCGCTGTCCGTCGCGCGCATGGGCGTTGCGCTGTTCTGCCGCGTGCAGTGGCTGGAGACCGACACGCGCGACGCGCTGTTCACCCGGCACCCGGTGACCTACTGCCCCTTCATCGAGCGCATCTCGCTCCTGAAAGGCCGCCTGGACCGTCGCGCGCGTTCCGCCTCGGCCTATGCTTGGTTCGTGTTCCGGCTCGGTGCCACCGCCGAAGGGCTGGTCCGCCTGCGCCCTGGCACCCGCGCCCGGTTCGAGCGCGACGAGGATTACATCGACCACCAGCCGGTGGACGGGCTGGCGCTGTTCGAGACTGCCCATGGCTGATCCCACCCCCACGCTCACGCCGCTGCCGCCGGAGGAGGCGATCGGCTTCTTGAAGGCCAAGGGCTATCGCGTCTCCTTCGCTTGGCAGGACATGTGGCAGGCCGAGCACGCGCACGCCTTCACGGTGGCCAAGATGATGAAGGCCGACCTGCTGGCCGAGGTGCACGGCTCGCTGGTCAAAGCCATCGCCGACGGGCAGAGCTACGAGCAGTGGGCTGCGGACATCGAGCCGCGCCTCCAGGCCGCGGGCTGGTGGGGGCGCAAGCCCATGGTCGATCCGGCCGATGGGCGGGCCAAGGTGGTGCAGCTTGGCAGTCCCCGCCGGCTGCGCATCATCTTCGACACCAACGTCCGCATGGCGCAGGCGGCCGGGCAGTGGGAACGCATCGAGCGCGTCAAGGCGGCCCGGCCGTACCTGCGCTACGTCGCGGTGAAGGACACCAAGACGCGGCCGGATCACGCGGCGTGGCACGGCACCATCCTGCCGGTCGACCATGCCTGGTGGGACGAGCGTTCACCGCCTTGCGGGTGGCGCTGCCGCTGCACGCTCCAGCAGCTCTCGGCGCGCGACCTGGAGCGGCAGGGCTGGACGGTCACCGAGAACCCGCCGCCGTCCGACCCGCGCCCCTGGACCAACAAGCGCACCGGCGAAGAGGTCATGGTGCCCGCCGGCGTCGATCCCGGCTTCGCCTACCACAAGGGCAAGGCGGCCCGCGACGCGCAGGCGGCGCGCCTGCTGGCGCAGAAGCGCGACGCCCTACCGCCGGCGCTGCGCGGCGCGGTGGACGGCCCCGGCGGAGAGCCGTCCGTCCCGCCCGCCGCCCGTGCCGTGGCGCAAGCGGAATCGCAGGTGCTGGAGCGCGGCCGGGACACCGGCCATGAGCACCTGGTCATCGTCGACGCCACCTCCGGCACCGTCATCGAGGCGCGCACCGACGGCCGGACCAACACCGTCAACCCATCGACGGAGGCCGCCGCGCAGCTGGCGGACCCGGCCCGCCGGCTCGTCGTCGTGCACAACCACCCCGGCGGCTCGTCGCTCAGCCCGGCCGACCTGTCGGCCACGGCCCACTATCCGGGCATCGCCGAGATCCGCGCCATCGGCCACGACGGCACGCGGTACGCGGCCAGCGTGGACCGCACGCTTCCCGCGGAATCCCTCGCCACCATGGCCCGTGCTGCCCGGCGCGCGGCCGAGCAGGCGTTGTTGGACGCCGTCGTCACGGGCGCGCTGCCGGCGGTCGAGGCCAACCGCGTGGTCGCGCACGCCGCCGTGCAGGCACTGGCCGATGCCGGGCATCTGGTCTACACTGTCCAAGCATCGCCGTCCTTCGACCAGTTGCTGGCCGATCGCGCGGCGTTCCTGAAGGCCGCGATGGACGCGGCGCGACTGGCGATCGGGAGGACGGCATGACGCATCCCGGCTTCATCGACCCGCCCGCCCTGTGGGACGGCATCGACGCTTGGCGTGCCCATCTCGCCTTTGTGGAGGCACTGCCGGTTGACGATCCGGTGCGTGCCGGGTTGCTCGACGAGGCCCGCGCGACCATCGCCGAACTGGAACGCGATAGGATCGCCGCTGGTGGCCCTGTCCGTGCCGCCGGGTAGTCCGGGACCCTCCGCCACCCGCAGGCGTTCAAAACCCCGTTCAAACGCCCCGCAATCGGTATCGCGCGCGCAAGGGTGATACCCCGTCTGGCACCAACCGCCCGGACGGGGGAGACGCGGAACCCGTTCCGCGTCGGTTCCGCGCGCCCATCCCCCTAATCTCGGCTCCATCGCATCCCGCCTTTTCGAGCCGAGGCCACCCGTGCCCACCCGCGTTCCCACCACCGGAACCGCTGCGTCCGACGTTGCGCTCGCCAGCGCCGTCCTGACCGGCGCCCTGGACGTCTCCTCCGGCAAGCCGCCGGAGTGGGTCCAGCTGATGCCGGCCGGCGCCTTCAAGCCGGCGGACGGCCGGCCGGGCTGGACCCTGCCGGACGCCCAGGCGGTCATCGGCGCGTCGCTCGCCGCCGCTGCCGGCGGGATGCTCCCGATGGACTACGACCACGCGCTCGACCTCGCCGCTCCCCAGGGTGGGCGCGCTCCCGCCGCCGGATGGATGACCGCGCTGGAAGCCCGCGCGGACGGCATCTGGGCGAAGGTCGAGTGGACCGACGCCGGTGCGCGAGCCGTCGCCTCCAGGGAGTACCGCTTCCTTTCACCCGCCTTCCTGCACGCCAAGGACGGCACGGTCACACGGATCCTCGGCGCCGCGCTCGTGAACCGGCCGGCGCTACCCCAGCTGCCAGCTCTGGCGGCCCATCACGGAGAGCCCATGAACGAGCTTCTGCGAAAGCTCCTGGAGGCACTCGGCCTGCCCGAGACCGCCGACCAGACGACGGCGCTTGCTGCCGTCTCCACCCTGAAGGCCGGCACCGGCCAGCTCACCGCCCTGTGTTCGGCGGCCGGGCTGGAGGCGTCGGCCACCATCGACCAGCTGGCCGCCACCATCACGGGTCTGAAGACGGCGGCCGGTCAGGTCAAGGCCATCGCCGCCGCCGCCGGCCTGCCGGAGGCCACGCCGGCCGAACAGGTCATCACCGCCGTCAAGGGCCTGAAGGGTGGCGCCTCGCTGCTGGAGCAGCAGGTCGCCACGCTGGCCGCCCAGGTCAACTCGCTGGTGGGCGACAAGCACACGGCCAAGGTCGACGACGCCATCAAGGCCGGCAAGTTCACCCCCGCCCAGCGCGGCGACCTGCTGGCGCTGGCTTCGGCCAACCCCGACCTGCTCGACCGCATGATCGCGTCGGCGCCGGTCATCCTCTCGCCCGGCTCCACCGACCTCGGCACCCGCCAAGCGGCCGAAGGCGAGCTGACGGCGGAGCAGAAGGCGGTGTGCGCCGCGATGGGCCTGTCCGAGGACGCCTTCAAGAAGTCGCTCGCCGCGCAGAAGACGGGGGCGTAACCGATGGCCGCCCTCACGACCGACCGCAACACCCTGGCCCGCAACGGCGGCTTCACACACATGGAGCGTGACCTCGCCGCCAACACCTCCGTCTTCGCCGGCTCCATGGTGGCGCAGAACGCCGCCGGCGCCGCCGTCCCGGCCTCGGCCACCAACACGCTGACCGTGCTCGGCCGCGCCCAGCACCGCGCCTCCACCGTGGCGGGCTCGACGCTGCCGTCGAAGGTGGTGATCGAGCGTGGCGTCTTCCGCTTCGCCAACTCTGCCGCCGGCGACGCCATCACCATCGCCGACTACGGCAAGCCCTGCTACGCGGTCGACGACCAGACGGTCGCCAAGACCGACGACACCGGGGCGCGTCCGCAGGCCGGCATCATCCGCGACGTGGACGCCCAGGGCGTCTGGGTCGAGATCTGAAGGAGCCGCCCGCATGCTCATCACCGCGTCCAGCCTGCTCGCGCTGTACACCGGCTTCCAGACGTCCTTCCAGAACGGCTTCGGCAGCGTCAAGTCCCAGTGGGACATGGTCGCCATGGAGACGCCGTCGACCACCTCGGAAGAGAACTACGGCTGGATGAAGGACATCCCCGGCTTCCGGGAGTGGATCGGCCCGCGCGTCGTCCACAACCTGGAAACCGCGTCCTACCTGATCCGCAACAAGGATTGGGAACTCACCATCGGCGTCGACCGCAACAACATCGAGGACGACAAGTTCGGCCTCTACGCGCCGATGTTCACCGAGATGGGGCGCCAGACGGCGAACTTCCCCAACACGCTGGTGTTCCCGCTGCTGAAGTCCGGCTTTGCCAAGCCCTGCTACGACGGCCAGTACTTCTTCGACACCGATCACCCGGTGATCGCGGAGGACGGCAGCACGGTCTCCGTCTCCAACTATCAGGCCGGTGCCGGCACGCCGTGGTTCCTGATGGACCTCAGCCGGGCCATCAAGCCGATCGTCTACCAGAAGCGCCGCAGCTTCGATTTCGTGCGCATGGACGCTCCGACCGGCGAGATCGTGTTCGATCGCAAGCAGTACCGCTACGGCGTCGATGGCCGCGCCAATGTCGGCTTCGGCTTCTGGCAGCTCGCCCACGGGTCCAAGGCCGACCTGACGCACGCGAACTACGAGGCCGCCCGCACCGCCATGCAGAACCTCAAGCGCGACCATGGCGAGCCGCTGGGCGTCAACCCCACGCACCTGGTGGTGCCGCCGTCGCTGGAGGGCAAGGGCCGCCAGATCCTGGAGAACCAGCGCAAGGCCAACGGCGAGGACAACGAGTGGAAGGGCACCGCCCAGCTCGTCGTCGTTCCCTGGCTCGCCTGATCGGAGGACCGCGCATGGACAAGTTCAACATGTTTCAGCCGGACCTCGTCATCGCCGCCCGCCCGGCCGGCGGCTTCCGCCGCTGCGGCGTGCACCATACGCCTGAGCAGAAGCGCCATCCGGCTGGCACCTTCACCCCGGAGCAGATCGAGCAGCTCATGGCCGAGCCCAACCTGCTGGTCGTGGCGGTCGACCCGCAGCCGGCCGAAGGCGGCGAGGAGAAGCCCGGCGGCAAGGCCAAAGGCCCGGCGGCGAAGGCGCCGGCCGACTGACGGGATACCAGCGGGGATGATCCGGGGAGCGGCGACCGCGCGCGGCTCCCCTGGGAACCCACGAAGCGCGGAGGGGGCGCGGCCTTCCCCCTCCTGCGACCTCCAGCAGCAGCGGTTCCATGAACACCGACCAGCTCCGTCAAACCATCCGGCGCATCGGCGCCCGCGGCTGCACCAAGGGGCAGCACGCGGCGGCCCTCACCCGCATCGAGCGCATCGTCGGCGCCGCCGGCGAGGTGGCGGCGCTGATCCGCGAGACCGGCGCGACCTCGCCCCACCTGACGGCCGAGGAGCGCGCGCTGGTCGCCGCCGTGGAGGGCCGCGCCTGATGCCCGCCTACACCGACAAGGCCGCGCTGGTCGCCCGTTACGGCACGAAGAAGCTGGTCGACCTGACCGACCGCGAGCAGCCCTACACGGAAACCATCGTCGACGCCGTCCTTGACCAAGCCATCGCGTCGGCCGCCGCGGTGATCGACGCCCATCTGGCGGGCCGCTACGCCCTGCCGCTCGCCTCCGTTCCGGCGGTGGTGGCGCAGATCGCCGGCACGCTCTCCATCGCCGGCCTGTACATCGACGACGCACCGGCCAAGGTCACCGCCGACTACCAGCAGGCCATGAAGATGCTGCGCGACATCCGCGACGGCTCCCTGGCGCTCGACGTCGCCGGGGTGGAGCCGGCCGCAGCGCAGGCCGGCTCCATCGAGGTCGTAGCCGGCGAGCGCCTGTTCGGCCGCGACAACATGGCGGGGTTCTGATGACCGGCGCCTCCATCAAGATCGAGGACGCGGCCCTCCTGGCGATGCTGGACAACGCCGCAGCCGCCGGCCGCGATCTGACCGGGCTGCTGGACGAGCTGGGCGCGCAAGTGGAGCTAGCCACCCAGCGAAGCTTCGAAACCGAGCAGGACCCGGACGGTAACCCCTGGCCGAAGTCGCTCCGCGCCCTGGCCAAGGGCGGCCAGACACTCACATTGACGGCGCGCCTGCGCCAGTCGATCACCCGCCGCGTCTCAGCGCATGCGGTTGAGGTGGGCACCCCCGTCGTCTATGCCGCCATCCACCAGTTCGGCGGTGAGGTGAAGCACGAGGCTGGCACCGTCACGCTGTACCGCCACTACGACGCGAAGAGCGACACGTTCGACCCGCGCTTCCGCCGCAAGTCCAAGTCCAACTTCGCGACTGAACACGTCCGCGGGGCCTACACAGTCACGATGCCCAAGCGTCCCTTCCTGGGCGTGGGGCCGCGCCTCAGCAGCATACTGCGCGAGGTCACCCGCGACTGGTTGCGCCGGAACACCGGCGGGGTGGCACGCGCATGAGCGGCTTCACCCCCATCGACTTGGCCGCCGCCGTCCAGACCCGCATCAGCGGCAGCGTCGCGGACCTGAAGCACACCACCGCCGGCGCGGTCGAGTTCGCCGAGCTGGTGTCCAAGAAGCTGTTGCCGGCCCGTCTGCCGGCCGCGTTCGTCGTTGCCGGCGCCTTGGTTGGCGACGGCGTCCGCCGCGTCGGCGCCGTGTCCATCGAGGTCGCCCAGGCGGTCACCGTGATCCTGGTGCAGGGCAGCGCCAAGGACGCCACCGGCGAGGCGGCCCGCGCCGCCTGCTGGCCGCTGGAATGGGCCGTCATCGACTGCCTCACCGGCTGGGCCCCGGCCGAAGGTTACGCCGAGCTGCTCTTCGAAGAGGACGCCCTGCGCGGCCTGGGCGGCGAGGGCCGCACCGGCGCCGTCGCCGCCACCCTGACCTTCACCACCGAGTGGAAACTCCACAAGCGCACGACAGGAGGAGCCTGATGCGGCCCTGCATCGACACCGTCATCAAGGAGCACGGCGCCGAGCCGGAGCCCGACGAGCACGAGAAGCCCCCGGCGCCGGCCGAGAAGGCCGAGGACGCCGACAAGGCCGAGGACGCCGCCCCGCGCCGTCGCGGCAAGCTCAAGGAGTAACGCCCCATGCCGCAGATCCCCTCGCATCCGGTCCATTGGGATCATAAGACGATCCTGTTGGCGCTGGAGGCCACTTACGGCAGCGACGCCGGACTGACCCTGGACGGCGCCACCGCCATTCGCCTGTACGACGTGACCTTCACTCCGATGGAGGTGGAGGAGAAGGAGCTGCCGTACCTGAAGCCCTACATGGGCGCCAACAGCTCCATCTTCGTGGCCAAGCGCAACAAGCTGTCGGGCAAACTGCCGCTGGTCGGCGCCGGCGCCTCCGGCACGCCGTGCTGGGACACGGTGATGCGCATCTGTGGCACCGCTCGCACCCAGGTGGCGAAGACGGCCAGCGCGACGATCGCCGCCGCCGCCGTGAAGACGAGCGGCGACGGCGCCTTCACCTACACCCGCACAACCGCCTGCGCCGGGACGCTGGACCGCACGGCGACGCTCACCTGCACCACCGGCGGCGGCTCCGGCGTGGCGCAGTTCACCGTCGCCGCGCCGGGGACCGAGTACCTGCCGGCCTACAACCAAACCGCCGTCACGATGACCACCGGCAGTCCCTTCGCGCTGCCGGGCGGGGCGGTCATCACCATTGACGCTATCGGCACACCCTTCACCGCCGGCGACGTCTTCACCATCACCCTGTCGGCCGCGCGCAGCGACTACGCTCCCAGCTCCGACCGCAACAACCACAAGTCCGGCGCCATCCACTTCCTGATGAACGATCCCGGTGGCCAGCAGCAGAAGTTCGCCATGCTCGGAACGCGTGGGGCCATCAAGGGGATGGGCGAGATCAACGGCTTCCCGTACCTGGAGGTGGAACTCACCTCGCTGTGGACGGCGCCGGCGCTGGCCGCGAGTGTGGCCCCGGACTTCACCGTGTGGCCCGACCCGATCGAGGTGTCGACAACCAACACGCCGATCTTCCGGATGCATGGCAACGACTTGGTTGTCGAGACGTTCGGCTGGGACGCGGGCAACCAAGTCGAACTGGTCGAGCGCGTCGGCCGGACGGCGGTGCGCATCAACGACCGCAAGAGCACGGCCAACATCAAGTTCGAATACCCCAGCCTGGGCGAGTGGAACATCTGGGCCACGGCTGAAGCCCGCACCGGGGGCGCGCTGCTGTTCCAGCACGGCAGGAACGCCGGCGAGGTGGTGCGCATCTCCGCTCCCGCCGCCCAGCTGAAGGCCCCCAAGCTGGTGGAGTCGAAGAAAGACACGCTCGTCGAGGTCCAGGCCGCGCTGCTGCCGGTGACCGGCGACGACGAGTGGCTCATCTCCGCCCGCTGATCATCCCATCCCCTTTTCGAGAGCCCGCTACCATGAGCAAGCCGCAACTTCAGTTCGTCCAGGGCGACCGCCTCACTTTCGACTGGCCGGTCGAGATCAAGTGGCCGGAGTCCGCCAAGCCCGGCCGCACGACCACCGGCCGCCATACCACCAAGACCTGCTTCGTCACCTTCGAGCTGGTCCCGGACAGCGAACTGGACGACCTCCAGAAGGAGCTGCAGGAGTACATCGACCGCATCAACACGGCCGCCAAGAAGGTCCGCGACGCCACCGACGACGAGGCCAAGGCCGAGGCGAAGCGCGAGGCCGAGCAAGCGGAGGCCGATTACAAGGGCTGGCGGCTCTCGCTGCTGCGCCGCGTCGTCGTCGGCCTGCCGGACAACCACAACTGGGGCAGCATCTTCCAGGATCTGCCGGAGTTCTCGTCCGACCTGGTGGAGGCCATGGCCGATTTCCGCCCCATCGGCGTCGGTCTGGAGCAGGCGTTCTGGAAGCTGGTCAACGGTGGCAAGACGGGAAACTCGTAGCGGCGGCGCGGCGGTGGGCCGGCGGTGACGCCTCCACCGCGCGCCGCCGCTTCTCGGCCAAGCCCGACGCCGACGAGCTGGCGGCCCTGACAGGACAGGACCCGCCAGCCGCCGACCCGGAGGATGAGCCGGAGCCGCCCGTCTTCGTCGTGCACGCCGCCGTCTGGCCGATCTTCGCCCTGTTCGACGCCGCCCGGCGCATGTGGCGCAAGCCGCCGATGGGGGGCGTTCCGCTCGGCCTCGATCTCCTCCAGGTCCGCCAGCTCGCCGACGCCCACGGGGTTCCCTGGGACGCGGAGACGGTGACCAGCCTGCAAGCGATGGAAGAGGCGGCGCTGGCGGTGTGGGAGGCGGAGTACGAGCGCCGCCGCCCGAAGACGTGACGAATGGTTTGACGGAAGGCGGAACGTGGCGGACCAAAAGCTAGCCCTTCTCTTGACGGCGGACGCCTCGGGCCTTGTGGGCGAGGTCGGCCGCACGCGCGAGACGCTGGAACGGCTGAAGGAGACCGCCAACGACGCCGGCCGCTCGCTGTCCGGCGTAACCGAAAACGTCACCACCCTTGCTGCCAAGCGCGGCGCCGCGCGAGGGCTGGGGGAGGACATGGGCTTCGCCTCGTCGCGCGCCCAGGTGTTGCACGATGCGGTCCTCGCCGGCGCGGCGGCCCACCGCAACGCCGCCGCCGACCTGGGCCAGCACGCCGGGGCCATGCTCGGCTGGAACCGCGCGGCCGGCGCAGTCAACGACAACGCCGCCAGCCTGTTCGAGCGCGTCGACGCACTGACGGTCGGCTTCCGCGGCCTGATGGCGGTGGTCGCCGCCGATCGCCTCATCGCGTTCGGCAAGGCCGCGGTTACCGCCGCTGCCGAGGCCGAGCAATTCGACCGGCGCCTCAAGGGGCTGGTCGGCTCCGGCACGGCTTTCGGCGAAACACAGCTCTGGTTGAGCAACACGGCCAACGCGCTGGGCACCAGCGTGCGCGAGATGGGCGACGGCTACGCCCGGTTCCTCACGCTGGCCAAGGGCGGCCTGCTCACCGTCCAGCAGGCCCGCGACCTGACGGTCGGTCTCAAGGACGCGCAGGCGCACTTCGCGGCCGACGCCGGCCGCATGGGCGACGTGATGTACGGCCTGGGACAGGCTCTCGCCTCGCCCATCGTGCACATGGAGGAGCTGAACCAGGTTGTGGAGCCGCTGCCCGGCCTTCTCCTCGACCTGGACAAGGCGGCGGGCCTGCCGGCCGGCGGCTTCCGCCGGCTGATCAACGAGGGCAAGGTCACCTCCGAGGTCTTCCGCGACACCCTGGTCAAGGCCCTGAAGGGTTATAGCGGCGAGGCGGCGGCGGCGGCCCAGGGTGTCGAGGGCGCGTGGGCGCGGTTGGAGAACGCCCGCAAGAAGTTCCTGGCCGAGGTCGGTAAGCCTGCGCTGCCCGGCACGACGTCGGCCGCCGACTATGGCGCCGGTGCACTGAACCTCGGCACCCGCTTCCTCCAGTGGAGCAACAACGGGCAGGCCGGCGCCGCGCGACTGTTCGAGAGCCAGCGCTTCGACGAGCTGCTGGCGGAGCGGGACGCCAAGGAGAAGGAACTCGCCCGCTACCGCGCCGGGGCCGGCGGCGTCTACGCCAGCCGCAACGCCAAGGCCGCGGAGGCGGACCTCGCGCGGATCAATCGCGAGTTGGACGAGGTCACCCGACGCTGGAACGCCCTGGATCAGGTGGTCGTCACCAGCAGCGACGGCTGGGCGGAAATGTGGGGCGTGACCGGCGACGGGCTGGGCACCGTCGCCAGCGCCGCGGCCAAGCTGGCCATCCCCTTCGCCGAACTGGCCAAGGAACTGGACCTGCTGCCGGGCAAGACCGGGTTGCTCACCGCGTCGCAGGCCGCGTTGGCCCAGGGCATGGGGCTTCTGACCAAGGTCGCCGCGCTCCCGCCGGAGGAGCTGAAGAAGCTGGGCGTCACGGCGGCCGACATCGCCATGATGATGGACCGGCTGCGCGAGAAGATCGACCCGGTCACCGCCGCCATCAAGGCGCTGAACGACACGACAGCCGCCCTGTCCGTGCCGGACGGCTGGCGGCGCGAACTCTACCAGACGCTCGAAAAGGCAGCGGAGGAGAAGGGCCGCCCCCTCACCGACGACGAGGCGGCCGACCTCACCGCCGCCACCCGCCGCAACCAGTCCGCCCGTGGCGCCGACCGGGTGGCGCAGCTCGACCTGGAAGCCAAGGCGACGGAGCGCCTCGCCCAGGCACGCGCCAGCGGCAGTCAAGCCGCCGTGGTCGCCGCGCAGGCCGAGAATGCCTACGACCAGGAGCTGGCCAAGTCCGGCGACAAGGAACAGGCCAAGGCGGCCCGCGCCGCCGTCCTGAAGTCCGGCATGGCCGAGCTGTCCGGCGAGATCGGCGCGCAGGCCAACGTCACGTCGCGGTCGGCCCGCCAGATGCTGGCGCTGGCTGACGCCTACGCCCAGGGCGCCGACGCCGTGGCCGCCCAGGAGCTGGCCAACCGGATCGAGACGGAGACGGCCAAGTCCGGGGCCGGCGCGCACTCTGCCCTGGCGCGGGCCCTGAAGGAGGAGGACGCCGCCCGCCGCGCGCTCGCCGCCGCGCAGTGGACGCGCGACATGGACCTCCAGATCGCCGCCGCCAAGGCGCTGGCGCTGGCCGAGCGCGACGGCGCCAAGGCGGTGACGGAGGCGACCGTCAAGAACGCCGCCGCCGCCCAGGCCGAGCGGGAGGGTGTCCGCCTCGACAGTGAGCGCGGCAAGGCCATCGCCGCCAAGACGGCGGAGCTGGCCAGGTGGCAGGCGCAGCAGAACTACGAAGCGGCGTCGAAGGCCAAGGACGACGAGCTGAAGCTGGCGGAGCTGGAGCTGTCGCTCCAGGGGCAGTCCGCCGAGGTGCGCGAACACATCTTGGCCCTGGCCCGTGCGGAGCTGGAAATCCGGCGGCAGAACCCCCAGGCGACCGAGGAGGAGGTCAAGGCCCTTCTGCGCAAGGAAGACACGATCCTGCGCACCCAACGCTCCATCGGCGAGCAGCGCGCCCTGTGGGACGAGCTGGCGCGGATCGGCGAGCGGGCCTTCGACCGCATAGGCAGCGCGATCACTCAAGCCTTCGTCGAAGGCAAGGGATCGGCCATCACCTTCGGCTCGGTCGCCAAGGCCGTCCTGTCGGAGCTGGTGCAGGCCGCGTTGCAGCTGGCCGTCATCAACCCGATGAAGAACTGGATGACCGGCGGCTCCAGCCCGTCGCTGTGGTCCATGTTCTCCAGCGGCGCCAGCGCCGCGTCGAACATCGCCGGGCAGGCCCAGGCGGCCGGCCAGGGCGGCATGTTCTCCACGGTGTCGAACGGCCTGTCGGCCGCGTCCGGCGCCTACTCGATCTACAACGGCGCCTCGACGCTGGGGAACGCGGCCAACTGGTTCGCGACGTCGTCGCTCGGCCAGCAGGCGGGCCTGTCGACCGTCTATGTCGACGTCATCGGCGACACGGCGATCGCCAACACGCCGATGTTGACCACTTCCGGTGAGTCCTTCGTCGGCGGCGCGGCGTCGTTCGGGCAGGTGCTCGCCCCGGCCGCCATCGGCGGAGCGGGCGGCGCGATGATCGGCACCGCATTGAACAGCAAGCTGGCCGGCGGCTTGGCCGGCGCGGCGATCGGCGGCTTGAGCGCCTATGCCGCGACGCAGATGGGCCTGCTGAGCCTCGGCCCCTACGGCTGGGCGGCGGCGGCGGTGCTGGCCGCCGTCATGGCCGTGCTCGGCACGCAAAAGGAAACGGTCGGCCCCATCTCCGCCGGCCGCATGGGCATCGACGACGGCAAGGCCAGCCTCAAGTCGTGGGGTACGGACAACGAGGGATCGGACGAGAACGCGAAGGCGCTGGGCAACGCGGCGGCCGAGCTGTTCAACGGCCTGCTTGATATCGGCTCCGGCCGCCTGGACAAGGCCGCCAAGGATTACGGGCTGGTCATTTCGCACTTTGCGAAAGACGGCAAGTTCTATTCCGAGTTGGACAATCAAAAATCCGCGGGCTTCGACACGGCCGAAGAGGCCGTGATCGACGGCGTCCGGCGCTTCCAGGCGAAGCTGGTGCAGGCCGGCAAGCTGGCGTTCGAAGATGACAACGTCACCAAGGCGTTGAAGATGTCGACGGCCAAGACGGTTGAGGAATTCACCAAGGACCTCGGCGCCGCCGCCACCTGGACCAACGTCAAGAAGATCACCCGCGAGGGGTACAACCCCTTCGACGATCAGATCAAGCAGTGGACCACCTCCGCCAAGGAGATGGGCACGACGATGCAGGAGACGTACGTCGACCTGCTGACGCGCGTGACCAAGCTGGGCCTCGACACCAAGGAAAACGCCCTTCCGCTGCTGCAAAAGTCGTTCGAGACGGAACTGGGCCTGCGGACCCCCGACTACCGGCCGCTGACGGGCGTGGCCGGGGTGACCAAGCAGGCGGAGATCGCACTGGAAGGGCTGCGCTCCACCCTGACCGCCCTGGAGTATACGGCCGAGGCGCAGGCCGACTTTTCCCGCCGGTACGTTGCCGCCGCGGTGAACGCGTTCGAGGAGGGCATCCAGACCGTCGACCGCCGCGCCACGCGGTCCCTGCGCGCGAAGTACGATCCGACCTTCCGCAGCACCGCCGCCGACGTGCTCGACGAGCTGGGCTTGAAGGCCGGTGAGTTCCCGGCCCTGACGGCCAGCCTGGACGGCTTCTTCGACAAGGCCCGTTCGGGCAAGGGCACGCTGGACGATCTGATCGGCGCCAAGGACGAGCTGATCCGGCGGCTGCGCAACGGGCGCATCACCGCCGACCAGTTCTCCAGCATCCTGGGGCTGCTGACGCAGAGCTTCGAAGACGGCCGCGCCGCCGCGCTGGCGATGGAGTCGACGTTGAATGCGTCGCGCGCTCGCACCGCCCGCACCCTGCGCGGCGATGGCGTGGTCACGGTCGACGAACTGTACTCGGGCACCGGGCTGAACCGCGACGCCTTTCCGGAGACCACCCGCCGCCTGCGCCTCCTGTTCGGCGCCCTGGCCGCCGGCATCCAGGACGTGTCGCTGCTCAACCGCGCGATCGAGGGCCTGGAAGCCAACCTCCGCAACGGCCGGATCACCACCGAGCAGTTCAACACCCTCTACAGCGAGGCCATCGACCGTTGGGACCGCACCGGGCTGGCCGCCAGCGAGGCGGCGGCGACGGCGCAATCGGCGATGGAGGAGCTGGCCAGCTTCGCCCGGTCGACCGGTGCCGATATCCAGCGCTACCGGGACGGTCTGAAGACGGGCAACGACGGTGCCGCCGGCTATGACGAGCGGCTGAAGGCGGCCCGTGAGCAGTTCGTGTCGCAGCTCTCGCTGATCGCCACGTCCAGCGACCCGACGACGGTGCAGGAGGCCCTGCGCCAGATCACGCAGTACGCCGAGACCTACCGCAAGCTCGCCCAGGAGGGTCAGGCGAGCGGCCTGGACTACAAGGGGGTCGAGGACTTCATCGACGCCGCGCTGGGCGGCTTGCCCATGGTGAAGTCCGAGGCGCAACGGCAGACCGACGCGCTGAACGCGATGCCGCAGCTGCTCGCCGCCGCGCTGAACGCCGAGGGCGCGCCCCTGTCGGAGATCGAGAAGCAGACGGGCATCAGCGGTCCGCTGGCCAAGCAGGTGCCGCTGGGCACGCTGTTCGAGGGCATCTTCGGCACCGGCGGCGGCTACCTCCGCGAGATGGTCGAGGCGCTGAGGTCGATCGACGCCAAGACGGGCACGGGTGGGACGGGCACGGGTGGGACGGGCACGGGTGGGACGGGCACCGGCGGCGGCAGCACCACGCCGCAGCCCGAAGGCACCGTCCTGGACGGCGGGAAGGCGTCGCAGGTCGCCAGCGCTTCCGGCGGCCCGCTCACCTGGACCATCCAGAACATGTACGGCGGGAGCTTCAGCAGCTACCTGTCCAACGACCTGGTGCAGTCGAAGCTGCACTTGAACGGCATCCTCGACCAGTTCGAGCAACAGTTCGGCGCCGCCGGCATCCAGTGGTCCGAAGAGCGCTACCTGCGCCTCAATCCCGACGTGGCGCAGGCGCTCGGCGGCTATCCGACCGGCCGAGGCCTGGAGCACTACCTGCGGTCGGGCTTCTTCGAGGGGCGCCGCTTCGCCCAAGGCGGCAAGGTGCCCAGCACCTTCCCCGGCGCGGTGAGCGGCCTGGACAGCGTGCGCGCGCTCTTGATGCCGGAGGAGCGCGTGCTCTCGGTCGAGCAGTCGCGCCTGATCGAGCGGCTGGCCGAGAGCCACGGCGGCCCCGCCGTCATCAGCGTCGACACCGCCGCCATCGCGCGCGGCCTGGGCGAGATCCGGGACCGCCTGGACCAGCTCATGCAGGTTGTCGCCGGCACCGGCGGCGCGGTGAAGGACGCGGTTGGCGCGGTGGTCGATGCCGTCGACGAGCTGCGCGAGGAAGTGACCGGCGACGGTGAGCCGGTCCTGATGCGCGCGGCCGGAGGGCACTGAGCCATGGCCATCCTCATGATCGCCGACCCGTACGATCCCGCGACCGGCGCCACGACGCGCCTCTACTCCAGCGACACCGGCTTTACGACCGGGCGAGTCGACATGCTGGCCAACACCTACTTCGTCCGCCGCATTGACGCCGCGCCCACGGTCACGCGGTCGTTGTGGTCCGGCACCCGCGTCGGTGGATACAGCCGCACCAATTACGGGCAGGTTGTGCTGGGCGCCGACAAGGGCGCGCTGGCGCCTTGGGCTCGCTTCGTCTGGGGCGGCCGGTCGATCGAGTTGCTGGACCTGCCCAGCGGCGGCGCCTTCGCCGATGCGGTTCGCTTCTTCAAGGGCCAAGCTGCGGCGTTCACCCCCACCCGCACCGGCGGCACCATCGACCTCCGCGACCTCCAGGCGCTGGTGGAGGGGAAGTTCTCGCCGGGCGCCTACGACGGCACCGGGGGCATTGGCGGCCCAGCGTCGCTGAAGGAAAAAAAGCGGCCCTTCGCCGGCGGTCGGGTGCGCGAGGGCAAGGCCCGTCTGCTGGACGGCGTCAAGAACATCTACCAGTGGCACGCGGGCGGGGTCGACGGTGTGGAGCTGATCCGCGACAAGGGCGACCCCCTCGACGTGGTCGGACCGGACTATGCGGATTACGCCGCGCTGGCGGCGGCCGACCTGTCCACCGCCGGGCCCGGCGGCACCCCGGTCGACTACACCACCTGCAACGCGCTGGGCCTGTTCCGGCTGCGCGCCACGCCCCAGGGCGAGCCGAGGGTCACCGGCCGCGGTGCGAAGGTGGGCGGCGTCTGGCTCCAGACCTTCGGCCAACTCGCCGAATACATCCTGGGCCTGATGGCGCCGACGCTGCCGCTCCGCCCCGCCTCCTGGACAGCGATCGGCACCGCCTCCACCGCCACGCTGTCCTGGTACTTCGACGGCGACCGCGACCTCACCATCCAGCAGGCGATCGACGAACTGGCCGCCAGCGACCTGATCTGGTGGAACACCGACGAGGATGGTCTGCTCGACGTGGGCCGCTTCGACCTCCCCGCCGCGGCGGACATCACCCTCGACGCCCGCGAGATCGACGGCGTGACTCCGCGCAAGGTGGCCCAGCGGATCAAGAAGCAGACCATCGGCTATGCGCCGCTGGCAGCGGCCTATTCGGAGGGCGACTTGGTGCCGACCATGCCCGCGGCCGACCGGGACCGCCTCCTCGCCCGCACGCTCACCGTGGCCTGGACCGACCCGTCGCCCGTCGACCTGCTGGCCACCGAGGAGAACCTGGACGCACCGCTCGACGGCGTGACGGCCGCCCAGGCGCTGGCCGACCGCTACGGAGCCCTGTTCGGCATCGCCATGGCCGGCTTCGACGTCGACCTCCCCCGGCCGGTCGACGGCGTGCGGCTGGGCAAGACGGTGCGGATCGCGTGGCCGGAGTACCTGCTGGACGGCGGCTGGTCGGGGGTGGTGATCGAGACGCGCCGGTCGCGCAAAGGGCCGATGCGCATGACGCTGGTGGGACCGCAGCCATGACCGACAACAGCCGCACGTGCCTCGTGAACTGGCAGAATTGGGCGGACACCGCCACGGCCACGCTGGGAAGCTGGATGCCATCGCTGCCCTGGGAGGCCGCGCAGTCCGACGACATGCGGTGGCGGGCCCGCTCGGTCGACGGCTTGTACGCTTCGACCAAGCGGCGGCTGGCCTTCGCGGCGCCGCGCCTCGTCGGCCTCGTCGTGGCGCTGGGGCACACGGCGCCGCGCGGCTCGTCCTGGCGGATCACGCTGCATGACAGCTCGTCCTTCTCCGGCGGCTTCGTCATCGAGGAGCCCGTCTGGTATGCCACCGAACCCTTCGGCGTCCTGCCGGAGGGCCTGTTCACCTGGGGCGGCTTCCCGGCCGACGAGGATCTGCCGGCGCTGGGCTGGCCGGCCTTCGTCTTCCCCCGCCCGGCCCGGCTGGCGTGGGGCGTCGACGTCGAGTGGTTCCTGCCCGCCGGATCCCCCGGCATGGACCTGTCCCGCCTGATCGTCGGGCCCGGCATCCAGTCGGAGTGGGGCATCACCGACGACTGGAGCCTCCGCTGGGCATCGGGCGCCACGGCGTCGCGCAACACCATCGGCGTGCGGCGCGTCGTGCCCGGCCTTCAGTGGCGCGAGATGGACGTGACGTTCGCCGACCTCTCGCAGTCCGAGGCATCCGGGCTCTTCCTCCGCATGGACCAGCGCTCGGACAAGCTTGCCGGCGTCTTCGTCTGCATCGACCCGCTGGATACCGAGCACCGGCACGACCTGACCGTCTACGGTCAGCTCGACGACACCACCCCCATCCGCGCCGGCGCCGCCTTCGGCCTGCGCGCGAAGTCGTTCAAGGTTCTGGAGTTCCCCGCATGACCCTCGGCGTTGATGAATGGATCTGGGACGGCCAGCACTTCAAGGCCAGCGATTGGGCCGGCCAGGGCTACGCCGATCCCATCAAGGGATACGCAGCCTGCCAAGCGGCGGCATTCCGACATTTGACGAGCGGCGACGCCCAGGGCGCCCGCGACGCGGCCATCGCCGCCCGCGACGCCGCCGCGACCATCAAGGCGGCGGTGGAGGCCCTGGTCGGTCAGGTGACGACCGGCAGCACGACGGCGCTGAGCTTCCCGTCCATTGACGTGCGCCTCCCCTCGGCATGGTCCGGCTCGGGCGCCACCACCGCCCAGCCCACGGCTTACGGGGCGGCCGACTACGTGGACGTGGACTTCCTGGACGCGACGCACGACACCGATTTCGGTGACTGGACGCGCAAGGCCCGCGCCGGCTCGCTCTACCACGAGGCCGCCAGCGCCACGCGCGGCTGGCGCAAGGACGTGCCGCTCGCTGGCCAGATCCTGCTGCGCTCCGGCTCGCTGGTGATCCTCGACGGGCTGGACCTGGACGTGTCGGTGACACCCGCCGTGCCGCGCCTGTGGGCGGTTTTCACGGTGGCGACCGGGAACGCCATCGAGGGCACGCCGACCAGTGTCGCCTACCGGCAGGGCCGGATCTTCGTCAGCACCTCGACGGGGCTGTACACGCTGAACCTCGCCACCGACGAGGCGTGGCGGCGCGACGCCGCCGGCTTGCATCGCTACAAAGGCACGCTGGCCGACCGCAACGCGGGGCGGGGGTGGGGGCTGGTCAGCGCGGCCGGCGCCATCGTCGCGGCCGACTGCAAGCACGTCGCGGCGCGTGTCCTGCCGGCGGCGCTGCTCGATGCGGCCGATCTGCCGGTGCCCACGGTGGCGGTGGCTTCGGCCGGCGGCGTGTCGGTGATCCACGCATCCGGACAAGTCGTCAATATTTCCCTGGCGTCTGGGTACGCACAGGTTGGCTTTGCGACTGATGGTCGTCTCTGGGCGGCCAGCGCGGCGGGCACCTTCGTGGATGTTGGACCGCTGCCGTATGCTTCTGTCGCCAATACGTCCTGGCGTTCGGTGATCTATGATTTGACGGCAGGCTCAGCGTCCTTGCGCATCCTCGGAGGCACGGCGCAGAGACTCGTTCCAGGACGAGCGGCGGCATCGTCCTTCGGCCTGTCGCTGGTCGCCGAAGACCTCGGCAACCCCGCCGCCGGCATGACGGCCTTTATCACCAAGGACTACTCAACGGGCTGGCTGCCCGGCTCCGTGGTCGGCGCCTACCTCTGCGACGGGACGACCGGCGCTATCACCGGCTCGGGCGAGCTGGTGACGAGTGGTGATGGCTCCTCAACGACGGGCTGGAGCGCCGGCAATTCCGCGAGCCTGTCCTCGGTATCGGGGAAGCTGCGGGTGGCTTACAACGGCGCCGCCACGCCCCAGGCTTACCAGACCATAGCGACCGTCGCGGGGCAGAGCTACGTGGTGACCGTCGATGCCGCCAAGAACGGCACCGCACCGTGGGCGCTGGTCATCGTCAATGGGCCTGGAACAGGCGGAACCGGGCTCTACAGCAGCGGATACGTCACATCCAGCGTTACCGGGCATCTGGCTCAGTTCACCGCCAGTTCCAGCCAGACCACCATTATACTTCAAGTCGGCGCCACTGCCGCCGACAGCGTGGATTTCGACAGCGTTTCCGTGAAGCTCGGGGCGGCCGACAGAAGCTGCAAGGGCAAGGGGCTGCATGTCGCTGGAACGCTGACCCGTACCGCCGTTGCCACGGGGGCGGATCTGGCGGCGTGGTCAGGCTTCAGCGACGGCAACCACCTGGAGCAGCCGTACAGCGCTGACTATGATTTCGGGACCGGTGATTTCTTCGTCACGCTGTGGGGATCGTGCAATTTTGGCGGTGGTTACCACCTGGACCGCGACAGCGCGCCCACGGGACCAAGCTTTAGCCTGCTGGCGAATGGAACGAAACTCGCGGCGCGTATCAGCGACGGGACGAATTCCGTCATTCTTGTCTCTGCAAGTGACTTCGTGAACGTCGGGCGGCGCGCCTGGACCCTCGTCAAACGTGGATCCACGCTCGAACTCTGGTGCGACGGCAACCTCGACGCGACGGCGTCCGCGGCGGCGGTTGGAAGCTTGAACAACACCGCCGCAAAACTGCGGATCGGCGGGAGGGTGTCCAGCAGCGGCGCGGCGACGGGGCTTTCGGTCGCCATGCTGCGGATCGCAGGCTACGCCCCCACCCCGGCGCAGATCAGGCGGATGTATGCGGCCGAGGCCCCGCTGTTCCGGCCGGCCGCCAAGGCGTTCCTGGGCGGCACCAGCAACAACGTCATCGACGTGTGCGGAGACGAGAGCCGGGGCCTGATGGGCGCCTGGACGGACCAGGGGCTCACCGTCTTCGCCGGCCTTCTGGTGACCGCCTTCTACGACAACGCGGCGGCGGCCGGCTGGACGGCCGGCACGGTCCGGGCCGGGGCCATGCGCAACGGCATGACGCTGCTCGCCAGCACCGCCGAGGCGGCGTTCCTCATGGAGAACGTCGCTGGCAAGGAGGCCGTCCTCGATCACCACCGCCGGGCCAACGACCTGGGCAACCGATGGATGACCGGCGGCGTCACCCCGGACCAGACACCCATCAACCTTCCGCTCCCGGTGTGGGTGGGCGAGCGGGAAGAACTGATGATTGAGGCGCGCTTCGTCGGCCGCGTCTACGGCGCAACGGACGGACAGAGGATCAGCTACGTCCGTCGCGCCACAGTCTACCGGGACGCGGGAGGCGTGGTTACGCTCCAAGGGTCGGTACAGACCATCGGCACCGACACCGAGGTCACGTCCACCGCCGACGCCACGCTCTACCTCGACACCACCAACAACGCCGTGTTCGCGCGCCCTACCGGCGTCGCCGCAACCCGCATCGTCTGGGCCGTCGAGTTCATCGTCACGCGCATCTCCGAGGAGGCCCGCTATGCTGCGTAAGCACGAGATCGACGACTTCTACCGGGTCCCGCCCGGCGGCGATGGTGGGGTGCTGCTCCGCCGCTGGGAGTGGGTGGAGATCGTCCCGGCCGAGGTGGACGCGGAGACGGAGGAGGTCATCACCCCCGCCGTGTTCGGTCCGAGGTGCATCCAGGCGCCGTTGTCGCTCTTGGAGGCGAGCGACGAGGAAATCGCCGCGCAGATCCAGGCCAACGCGGAGGTGCGGGCGCTGGTGGCGGCCGACGAGCCGGTGCCGGAACCGGTTGCGGTGCCCGTCTACGACGCCGAGGGCAACCAGATCGGCACGGAGATGGTGGTGCCCGAGGCGCCGGCCCCGGCGCCCCCGGTCCCGCCGGCCAGCTATCGGACCCTGCGCGCCATCGCCTACCTGACGCAGATCGGCGGGTCGCTGAGCTTAAAGGACGCGGCCGGCAACCAGTTCGACGCCCTGTTCCATGACAGGCAGGGGAGCGGCGCCCAGCTTGCCGAGCAGGACGAGACCATCGCGGCCATCAAGGCGCGATACCGGCCGGATGCGCCATGGCGGGCGCTGGGGGCCGGTGAGACGTGATTGTTCCGTCAAACCATCCGGCGCAGCCCGTCAAACCATTCGGCGCGCTACAACCGGTGCGGGCACTGGCCGACGCGCTCGGCCGGCGGGGGATCGCGCCGGAGCGCTTCGTCGTGCCGGCGTTCGGCGAGACACGCATGTTTGCCACAGCGGCCTGACTGCCCGGCGACGCCAAGCGCCCTACATTCTCGCCTTTGGGGGAAAACGGAGGGCGCCGTGCACTGGCTCCTCGTCTATGCTGGCACCTGCACGCTGCTGGTCGGCGTCGCCTTCGGTGCCCTGTGGGTGTTCGAGGGCGAGGACGGGTTCGGCCTCAGCCTGCATGGGATCATCGCGCTGGTTCTGGCCATCGTGCTGACCAGCGCGGTCGGCATCGGGCTGATGGCGCTGCTGTTCCACTCCAGCCGCAGCGGCCACGACGACGAGGTCGGCGTCTTCGACGAGAACGACGATTGACGGCGCACGCGAACACGGATGAACCGACGGAACACGCCTGCGGCACCTGCACCCTGTGCTGCAAGCTGATGCGCGTTCCCGAACTGGACAAGCCGGCGGCCCGCTGGTGCGATCACTGCGCGCCGGACGCGGGGTGCCGCGTCTACGCCGGGCGGCCGGAGTCCTGCCGCGGCTTCCGCTGCCTGTGGCTGATGGACCGGCGTTTCCCCGACGCGCTGAGGCCCGACCGCTGCCACGCGCTGGTCGCCACCAACGGTGCCGCCGACGACTTCGTCGTGCACGTCGACCCCGCGCATCCGGAGGCGGCGGACGCCCCGGCGGTGCGGTCGCTGGTCGCCGCGCTGTGCGCCAGCGGGCGGCGGGTTTACCGGCTGTGCGGCGACTCGACGGTGCTGATGGAGACCACGGACTGACCTTCGGGCGTATCCGGACGGGCGTGCTGCCCTATACGCGAGGGGGTGTTGCGCTCGTGGATCCGGACCTCAACCTGAGTCCATCTATCGGGGCGATCGGGGCGATCGGGGGGCAGGGGCGATCGGGGCGCAGGAATCCGTCAGGCGAGGTCCGCACGATGCTGTTCGAATTCGAGCCCTCGGGCGTCAACGACACTTACATCCGCCTGACGCGCAACGGCGTCAGTTGCATCCTGGCGCCGACCGATTCGTGGAACGGGATGCTGCGGGTGAATTATCTGGTCGCCGCCAACGTCGGTGGGGCGGAGCCGCACATGGTGTTCCGCTGCCTGGACGTCGGCTGGGACGACGGGCGCTTCTACTGGCGCGGCCGGGCGTCGCCGGTTCTGGTGTCCTCGGCCATGGTGGAGGTGCTGGTCGACCGCGGCCTCGTCAGCGAGGAGGAGGCGGAGACCATGGCCTTCTCCTCGCCCGGCGCCGCCGGTTCCTCGGTGGCCGACAACGCGCTGATGCTGCGCGCCTCCCTCCTGGGCTGCACCTTCTCGCCGATCTACGAGGACACCCCGGCGCCCTGGCGCGACTCGGCCCCGCCCCAGGTGATCGGCTACGCGCTGCGCACGCTGGCCGATCCCGGCGCCTTCATCCTGGAGGCCCGCGCCGGTCTGCCGATCCTCGACAGCCACGCCCGCGCCGCCCTGCGCCGGCATGTGGGCGAGGGGTGA